CCCACGGTGCCTACCCTGTCCCGACCAGAACCACTTCCCGCTACCGTATGACGCCGACTAAGGATATCACAGAAGCTCGTCGCCGATTGATCGCCGCAGGTATTCGCACGCTGGGCTTCAATTTTGATGGTTGTGGTGACGATGGCTCTCTTCAGGAAATCTGCTTTCCAGAGAACCCGGCGCTTGCTCTTGCCAAGTGCGAAGAGCCCAATGAGTTCACTCCTGCCTATAGCTTTAGCTTTAACGATAGTGAGCAGACCACCAAAGTTAAGGCGTTCAAGACCGAGCTTGAGTTGCTTGTCGATGTGTCAGTACTGCAGGACCTGGCCTATGCGGCGTTAGTGTACTTTCCCGGTGATTGGGTGAATAACGATGGCGGCTACGGTGTCGTGGCACTGGATCTGTTGAGCGGGGAGTTCAAAATCGACGGCTACGAGCGATACACTGAAGTAAATGCGGTTGACGCAGGTGGCACAGTAACGCTTCCGCTGGATGTGTTGGATACAACCTTCCCTCTCGATGTCACGACGGTTCTGCGTTCGACCTTGGGCATTACGTGAGCTGGGACGCCCTGGCGACGACATTGTACGCGCTGCAGCGCACGCAGACACGTATTCGGGTGGCGCTGCAGTACGGCACAACGCACGAAGGCTACGTCAGAAGGGTCGAGTATGATCGCGATCGTCCCGAGCTGCATCCGTACATGTCACTGAATAGTGTGCTGTTTGGATCGTTTCCAGCGGCGGCGTTTCGAGACATCGTGTCGATCGTCAGTGTCTCCGTACCAAACGACATTCTTAATCCGTCAAAAGGCATGACCACAGAGCAGGTCTATTATGAAGCACCGCAAGACATGCCATCCATTATTCGTGCCGTGTTAACTACACCGAGGTAGCGGGATGATGACCATGTTGCTGCTGGTCGTAATTGTGGTGTTGTCTCTCACCGCGTACATGCGGTGGCATCCGATCCGTGAAACGCCGCGATACAAGTTCAACTCGATCGTACCTCGGCTGCTTGATACCGGCGCGGTCACCATTCTCGGTTGGTGTTTTGTGCGTCGGCATATCATCACCGCTCACCACCGCGCGCACGAGGAGTACCACCACCAGTGCGCCTACTATCAAGGACGCTGGAAGCATTTAGGACGATACCTGTTGGACTTCTTTCGCGGTCTGCTGCGGTATCGCTTCCAAAAGGTTGAGGGCCCGACGCGTAGGTATTTGGCGGCCTACTGGCTGCACCCGGAAGAGGTTGCGGCACGAGCCGCTGCGGATGCCAACGCTCACCGGTACCAGGACATCGGAATTCCTTGACGACGAAATGGTTTGGCTCGCATCGACCTATTCATATGCGCAGTGACAACCCTTCGCACCTGGAGCGAGTATGTTTGGATTTGGTGTATTCCTGGCGTTCCTCGGGGTGATCTACGTGATTCGTGAGATCTTGTTGAGCGCGAACCACGCGCCGCCCTCCACCGGTGGAGGCGGCGGTGGTTCTGACTCGTCGCCCCCTGATCCACAGCACATGTCGTGATGTAAGGATCAGAGCCCCTGCTTCAATACAGAGGCAGGGGCTTTCTTCATCTTCCAGTCGTATGAACTCGCAGATTCTTGAACCGTTGCCATTCGGCAAACACAAAGGACGGACGCTCAGTCAGTTGATGGCTGGTTCGGTGGGTGAACGGGGCTACGTCGAGTGGATGGCTCGGGAGTTCAGCAACGAGGTGTGGCGTCGGGCAGCAGAGGACGCCGTCGCCAATGCGGCGCAGGCGATCGTTCCGGAGCGGTTCCATTACACCATCGGTGTGGTGACGGACACCCGTGCCAGTCTGGTGTGTGCGTACGACCAACGCATTGTCACGCTGCTCCGTGACCGGGTCGACGGTATCAACTGGAACCGCAAGGAACAACGGTGGGAGTTTCCGACCGCGCAGCTCGCGGCAGTCAAAGCACTGCTGAGCAGCGTCGGCACGGTCGAGATGTCGGAGGCCGCCGAGCAAGCGATGACCTACCATATCGACCGACGCGCCCGACTGGACTCTATTCGGGTCACGCACGATACCGATATGGAGATTCCGACGGTGTTGCCGCTGTTTGGCTTTCAGCGCGTCGGCGTGGAGTTTGCCCTCGAAGCGGGTGGCCGAGCGCTGATCGCGGATGAGATGGGCCTCGGCAAGACGTCGCAGGCCATTGGAACGGCGCTCATGCTCCGTGCCAAGCACGGAGCCCGGCGAATCCTGACCGTATGCCCAGCCAGTCTCAAGATCAACTGGTACCGGGAGTGGATCCGATTCGGCGGATTGGAACCGACGATCTGGCATGGCCAGAAGCGTATTGGAGACCTGGAGGCAGATGTCCACATCATCAATTACGACATCTTCGCCAAGTTCAGGACAGAGCTCGAGCAGCTCAACTTCGATCTGATCCTAATCGATGAGGCGCACTATCTCAAAAACAAGGACGCCTTACGGAGTATCGCCGTCTTTGGTGGATACAACAAACGGGAGCGAGTGCGGGTCAAGCCGTTCGCGACGCGATTTGCGGTACTGTTGACCGGCACGCCGGTGCTCAATCGACCGGGCGAACTGTTTCCGTTGCTGCATTACTTGGCGCCAGAGCGGTTCGCCGACTGGTTTACGTACGCCAATCGGTATGGCGCCTGGGCTCCGATGAACATGGAGGGGCGACCGTCCAAGCCCCAAAACCTGGACGAGCTCCACGAACGGACCAAGGACATCGTCATTCGGCGAAAAAAGGTCGACGTGCTGAAGGACCTGCCGCCCAAGCTGGTCAGTGATGTGTTTGTCGAATTGTCCACCGAGCAGCGCAAGACGTACCGGAAGACGTTGATCACGGTGGCCGAGGAGTGGAAGGCCGCCGCCAAGGACAAGCAAAAGCCGACGCTCAACGAACTGCAGATTTTGACCACGTTCCTCAACGAAGTGAAGCTCGATAAAGTACGGGAGCTGGTCGGTGAGCTTCAAAACGAAGACGACGTACGGTCGGTGCTCGTGTTTTGTACACGCCTCGGTCCGCTGAAGCAGTTGCGTGAGCAGTATAAGCAGCAGGCCATCTACATCGATGGCAGCATGACCCCAGAGCAGCGCCAGGCGGAAGTTGACCGCTTTCAGCGCGGTGACGCAACCATCGCCCTGCTCTCTTTGCGAGCAGCAGGCGTGGGTCTGACGCTGACCAAAGCCGACACCGTGATCTTCATTGACCAGGACTTTGTCCCGGCCAACCACCAGCAGGCGGAAGACCGCGCACACCGCATCGGACAAGTCAATCCGGTGCAGATCTACTACCTGTTGGCTGAAGATACTATCGATGAAGACCTACGAGCCTTGCTTGCCGAGAAAGTCGCCATCACCAGCCAGATCGCGGACGGGGAGGTCCGCCAGCTCGAGCGCCAACGGTCGGTGTTTACGGATTTCGTGCGGCGACTCAAGGCGCGGTACAAGCAGTTCGCCTCTCTCGCCGATCCTGACGACGTCCAGTACACGGAGGCTGCATGAAGGAATTTCTGGTGATTGCTGCGGTTGCCCTGACGACAACGTTCCTTCCGACGCAAGCGCGGACGGAGCCAATCGCCGAGTATTTGATGCGACGCGGCGCCACGGAGCGGCGCGCGCACCAAGTCGCCAAACATATCCACGCCGAGGCCGCGCGGCATCGGATTGATCCCGCCCTGGTGGCGGCGATCGTCACCGTAGAAAACCCCCTGCTTCGACCCACGGCCCGTTCCCGCGCCGGAGCGCTGGGACTGATGCAGGTCATTCCAAAGTACACTAAGCCGTATCAGCGGCGGTGTGGTCGTGCGCTGACAGACGATCGCACGAATCTGTGCATCGGGATCCAGATCTATCAGAAGAACCTGGAAGTCCGAAAGACCGTGGTCGGTGCCCTACTTGGCTACAACGGGTGCCGGTCACGCACGGCCAAATGTGGCCGATACGCCACGATTGTACTGCGCCACCGCGCAGCGGTGGCCCAACTCATCACCGATACCGCAGGGACAGGATGACACCCGAACCCCTCACGTTTAGCAGCGTGCCCGAACGACCACAGCGCCTTCCAGCGCAGCTCGGGGACGAGCGCGATTACGGGTACGCGGTACAACTAGAATTCTTGTTATCGCTGGCGTCAGACGACCCAGCCGATCCGATGTTCGAGTCGGAGCAGATGCGGAAGAAAGCGCTGGCTGAGCATCTGATCTACTTCCTCGAATCGATAAGCCAAATCCAGTTGACCAGACCGCAGGTTACGGCGCTGGCCCGTGCCTTGGTGGATTGGGATATGATGACGTTCTCCCTGGTGGAGGATGGTCGTCCGCTGTAAGCGATCGCCCTAGCGCGCACGGGACACGGGTGTCCGTGCGCGCTAGGGCTTCTCACTTCCTTATCTGACTATGCCTGAGACGATTTCCCTCGAACCCAACTACAACGCGATTCACTCGCTGTTCCTCCGCGAGGCGGAGATGTCCGCGACCAAGCTGACACGTGCGGCGCAGGCGACCGATCCGTATACCGCCTACAACACCATGCGGGTGATTCACAACGTGCTCATCTCCCTCAACCTAGCCGTCGGCTGTGCGACGACGGTGGAGCAAATCGAAGCGATTCGGACCGCCATGGAGAAGATCACCAAGGCGACCAGCTTGGAACTGCAGCTGCGAGAGAAGCGGCTGCCTGATGGCGGGAACGACGATGATGAGTGAGGACACGCCGTGGTGGAAGTGGCTGTTTGTGCTGGTGACCCTAATCGGCGCTATCACAGCCATCCTTCGACCTTTGTTCTTCCCCGGCTAATGGAGCTTCTTGCCCTCCTGGTCGGCACGGCCGCCTCGATCGTGAGCATCGTGCAGGGTTGCACGGCATTGCGCGCCGACCAGAAACGTCAGCTTGTGCAGTTGTTCGAACAAATCAGCGACACCATCGAATCGGCCGCTGACACGCTGTCGAAGGGAGAGGTGCCGCATGGCAGCTGTGCGACGATGGGCGCGCTTGCCGGGGCGCTACCAGCAGTCCTTGCGGATCTGGTACCGCCGCACGAGGTGCAGCAGCATACGGAGATTCTGCTCCGTGCCCATGACCTAGAGCAGCTGGTCATCGTGACGCGGGACAACCCGCAGGCGGTCGTTCTGCTCCAGCAGGCGGCGGGGCACTTCCGTGCGGCGTCCACAATTGCGGGCCTAAAACGGATATACACAGCATGAGCGTTCCAGCATCTATTCCTCGAAGTGGTGCAATCCTGACGGTCTGGACAGAGGCGGACGGCGCTTTTAACCGCGACTACTACTTGGCTGATCGATACTACAATCTGAATGAGTTTGCCGAGGCATATGTCGCCGCTGAGAAACGGCTGCAGAAGCTGCAGACAGACAAGAGCGTGCTCATCGCGTCGATCGCGGTCGTGACTGATTCCACTGACTACTAACCAACCAATGCGCGTACAACACAAGAACTGCGGGTCCGCGGACATTCTTATCTGTACTCTCGTGCCGCGAATGATGGCCGTGGTGAGCTGGTATCTCAATCCGAACGGATCGGTCGAGCCAGACGAATACGGCCAAGATGACGCCATGTGGGACATGGAAATAGCAGATCCCGACGGTGATTACTGGTGCAACCACTGCAATTCGCAATTCAACGCCGACCAACTGGAAATCATCCACGAGCCTGAGAAGCCTGACCCGACGTCGTGGGAGCAGCGCATCAAGCAGGCACTGATTAACGATATCAAACTATGAAAGACAGAGAATACACGATCGCCATGCTGTCAGCGTCGCTCGCCAGTGACATCACCGCAGACGAGCAGCAACGACGGAATGCGTTTCCCGGTCACTTCGAGGAGCATTACGGCTGGTTGGAGATGTTTTCGTCCTGCGTCTCCCTCGCGGAAGCCATGGTTGACGTGATTCTCGAGACACACGGAACCATGGACGCCTTCTGGGACGAGTGGAACAGTCCCGATGGTCGATACCGTCGCCCCGGCGTATTCGAATATGATGCGGGGGCAATGCTGCTTGCCGAGGTCGCCAGGCAGGGCGGAGACGTCGTGCTGTTCAAAGATGTCGCGCGCAGCGCCCTTCGGCGGATGCATGACGGGTATTCGCCCGTGGCCTCCGATTCCCTCAAATCACAGATCACTCACATCCTGACGGTATAATCCGATGAGTTTCGATACGAACAACGTGTCCGCCGCGGTGTCGGCGGTGCTGCTTGAGCCGAAGAACGACGGCGTGGCCAGCTTGGAGGCGCAGGCGGCAGAAATCAAGACGCTGACGACGCAGGTCGAGACCCTGCGGCGCGAGGTCAATTATTACAAGGAGCAGGCCAGCACCGAGCGGTCCTGGCCCAAGCGGCTCCAGGCCGCGCTCAACAAGCTGTACGGGGACATTCGCAACGAGTCCGCGCCAGACACCTTGGATCAGGACGCGGCCTGGGAGCGCATCGTCGAGCTGGTCACCGACGACATGGAGACCAACGAGGACTTGTGGTCACCAGAGCAGACGTTCTCTGTGACCGTTCGGATGAGTGTCAAGATCAAGGGCGATGTCACGGCAGTCAGCCGCGAGGCGGCTCAGAAGCAGCTTGAAGAATCGCTTGGGATTGATCTCGATATCTCCAGCTATTCTGGGATCGAAGACGCGGACATGTGGGACCTGGAAGTCGACTCGATCGAGGTTGACTGACGGGTAGGAATTCCGCCGCATCACGGGGTGAGCGGCGGAATTCCTTTCTACACTTTAGCTCCTACGGACATGCCTCAATACGCCATCGTCTGGCACACCGACCACTACACCGACCCGAGCGTGTTTATTACGACGACCGATTCGGTAGCGAAGGCCGAGAAGAAGCTGAAGGCCAGTTATAAAAAGGAACTCGGTATTCGAGGACGCGACGAGCTGTACATCGACGCGGTGATCGAAGGAAAGGAAATGGTGACCTGCTTCGCCAGCGGGGGATAATATGCTCGGTACACTGTATCCCAAGTCGGTTATCGTTGCACCCGAAAGCCCGCTCTCCAGCGGGCTTCGTGTTATCAAGGAGGCCAGCAGCAACAAGAAGCTCGGCAAGCTTGGCAAGCGGATCCAGAAGGGGCGCTTCAAGGACATGCCGATGTATGCGGTGACCTTGGAGGAGCGGGCGACCTGCTCCCCCACCTGCCCGAACCTGGACATCTGCTACGGCGACAATATGCCGTTTGCCACCCGCCATACACCGGGTCCGGAGTTGGAGGATGCCCTGCGGGCCGATGTCCAGCACTTGTCTAAAAAACACCCGAAGGGCTTCGTGGTTCGGCTCCACGTCCTGGGTGATTTCTATTCCGTGGAATACGTCCAGTTCTGGTTCCGGCTGCTGTTGACGTACGAGCCGCTGCGACTGTTTGGCTACACCCACTGGCAGTACGACCACCCGATCGGTAAGGCCGTGACCAAACTGGTCAAGCACTTTGGCGACCGCGTCGCGTTCCGACGCTCAGACAAGACCATCGCGGACGACCCGCTCCCGAGCGCCATGACGATCGGTCAGAACGAGCCGCCCGTCCCTGGCACGGTGATTTGCCCAGAGCAGACCGGTCGAACAGCGGCCTGTACCACCTGCGGGTTGTGTTTGGATACGATGGTGTCCGTCAGCTTTATCGACCACTCCCGAAGGGGCTTGCGGACACTACCGTTAGCTGCCTAACTTTCACCATCTGTCCATTTCACGGAGCTATATGCCCAAAGATCAGCCTGATCGTCGTCACATCCGTTTGGTTTCCAACGAAGAGCTCCGCGAGCTGATTCAGTCGCGAACGAGCAACGGGTTTGTCAACATGCTCCATCCCCTAGAGCTGGACATCCCGCGCGAGGTGTTGGACCAGTGGACCAGAACGTCGCTTCAGGCGCTACGGGATGAGTTGCCACGCGCTGCGGACTCCGCCCGTGCGGAGATCGAGCGCGGCATTCAGCAGCGCGTGGACTTCCTGGCGTGGCTGCAAACCCAGGAGCAGGACCAGGTGTTCATGGCAATCTACCCGGCCGACCTGGACGGGCTGGACGACCTGGACGACCTGGACGAAGTCATCGAGAATCTACCACCCGATCTGCCGTTCTAAACCGCCGGAGACAGCGATGGTGTGCCAAGAGGCACTTTCTGCCTGGGAGCGGCTGCTCCTGGAGCGTGGGAGCACCAGTACTCGCACGCGGGAGAACTATCGTCAGCAACTTAAACGGATCAGCACCCAGGTCGACCTCACGGCCCCACCAGAACAGGTCGCTCACGCCCTGCACACCTATCGTCAGCAGCTGCAGCAGCGATTTGAGTCTGGCAAGATCAGCCGGAGCTACATTCGCCTCCAAGTGGCGGCCTTGCGGTCCTTCTATGGCACCTTGGTCTCCGCCAAGCTCTACCCGTCCGATCCGACGACCGGGCTTCGCTCGATCGCAAGTGACGAAGGGGCGCCGCGGAACCTGGCGTCCCAAGATGTGGATCGTCTGTTTGCCGCCTTGGACATCACGGCACCGAACGGGCTGCGGGACCTGTGCATGGTGTGGCTCTACTACCATTCCCTGCGCAACAGCGAGGTTGCCAATCTCAGCACTGACGAGGTGACCTATTCAGCACGGGAAGAGGCGGTCGTGCTGACCTTTAAGGCCAAAGGTGGCAAGGTCCGCACGGTCGTGCTGGTCCCGGAGGCAGGACGCCTGCTGGCGCAGCACCTGTTACAGCAGTACGCCCCGGCCGACTGGTCGTACGCCGACCCGGATCAGCTGTTTCCGTCGTTCGATTTGCTGCTGAGTCGCGTGCTCAAGGGCAAGGTGTTGCCCGTGTTTCTTCACAACGGTCGGCAGATGACCCGACGCGTGTCGAACCAGCTGTTTGCCAAGTATCGGGAGAAGGCCGGACTTGGTCATGTGGTGCCGCACATGCTGCGACATACCTGCGCGACGAACCTGCTCAACGCCGACGTCGACCTGCGCACCGTGCAAGAGATCTTGGGTCACGCCTCTATTCGGCAGACCGAGCGGTACACCGCGGTCTTGACGAGCCGCAAACAGCAAGCGATGAATCGACTCCCTCGTCCGGCGGTGGTTCATGGTTGATCCCGGTCTTATCGCCTTTGGCGGTCTGGTCATGTTTTGGGTGACCAGTCTGATGCGTCCGCATAGTCAACGCGGTCCGTGGCGGCAGAAGTTCTCGACGGAGAGTACTGCCTACAACTACAGCTTACAGTTTCGTCCAGAGATGCGGCTGACGGCAGCGGCTATCGAGGAGCTGGCGGAGCTGGATCGCCAGGTCGAGGCGCTGCTCAACGCGCCCACGGCGCTGGCAACCGCCGAGGATATCGGCGTGGTGGCCTTCAAGCCGGACGAGCCGACGTCGTTGGCCGACTTCGACGGGCAGCGGCATATCGTGCGTCCGGTGCAGCTGGCCATACAGGCACTCGAGCCGTCAAAGCGGGTGCTCAACCACAAGCTGTTGACCGGGATGCCAGGTCTCGGCAAGACCCTGCTGGCCAAGGTCATCGCCAACGATCTGCGTGTGCGTTCAGAGTCCCTGGGCCTGTCTGCCTTGCCGTTCATCGAGACCTACGCGGCGAACCTGAACTCGATCGCCGCGCTCGATGAGCAGGCCAAGCGCCTGGTCGATCGGGGCGGGATTTGGTTCATTGACGAGATTCACGTCCTCAACAAGGAGCTCGCCACTAAGCTGTACCTGCTGATGGAAGACGGTCGCTATCCGTTCGACGGCAGTAGCACGCCGACCGAGATGCCGAACGTCATGATTATCGGTGCCACCACCGACTACGGCGCGCTGCACAGCGCCCTTAAGCGCCGCTTTGGCGAGCCGTTGATGGTGCGTGCCCTGACCCGCGACGAGCTGCGGGCCATGGCAGAAAAGCTCGGCCGAATCACGGCGGAAGCAACCGACTTTCTGGTCAGCCGGTGCTGGCAGTCTGGTGCGCCATTCGAGCTCAAGATCCTGTTCCGCGAATGTCGAATCTTTGCTACGGCTCAAGGCAAGGACGAGATCACTCGCGAGGTGGTGCAGGACGTGTTCGACACGTACGAGATCGACCAACACGGGCTTCGCCCTGCGGACCGCGGCGTGATCGCGGCGCTCTTCCAGCGCCCGCGGTACCGTGGCAAGGACCAGGCGTTCTACTGCTACGGCGGCTCTGAGTCCGACGTGTGTGCCGTCGCCAAGCTGGACAAGGCCGAGTTTCAGGAAACCATTCGGCCCAAGCTGATGAGTCGCGGGTTTCTGGAGGTTCGATCCGGAGTCGGCTTGGCGCTAACGGACAAAGCGGTCAACGAATACGAGGCGCTCAAAGTATGCTGATGGTGGCGTACCGCGCGGAGGCACGGGTGATCGCAAACCTGCAAAAGGCCATTGTGGCGACGGAGGCGACACACGAAGTGGCGGTATTGCTGCGTCAACCGCGGGACCTGCTCGGCCTCCGTCACGATGCCGAGCTGGCCACCGTGGTCGTCCTTGATCTCCGTACGCTCGACATCCATACCGCGGTCACGGTATCAACGGACACGCTCCATACCAATGCGTTCGCCAAAGTCGTTGTCGTTGCGGCGTTGCAGCCTAAGCTGCAGGAGCAGTGCCGCCTGTACGAACTAGGCCGGGCCGGAGTCGCCTCGTTGCCGTCTCCGGACCAGGCCGAGCAGGCGTGGTGGTGGACGCAGTTCATTGAAAGTCACATCACGTTTGATATCGTGGCCGCGGCTCACCAAGACTTGGCTGCTCTGATGCCGTCTGGTGAGCGTGGCGAATTCCTGCTGCGTGTCGCCCAGCTGGCTCACCTGCCTAGTATAAAGAGCCTCTCCGACCGTCTCTACCCTGGAGACAGTTACAGCATGTCGTACAAACGACGCCGGTTGTGGGAGGAGTGCCGCCGGTTGCACTTGGGCACCCCGGAAGCAGTGCTGGCCGCAACCCGCCTGATGTTGATCAAGTTCATTCTGGATGCGGATCAGTGGACGCTCAACCGGGTGGCTCGGTACTTTGGTGTCGATACGTCCCGGAATTTCAACCGTAGCTGCAAGACGAGGTATAGTCTGTCGGTCAAAGACATTCGACGAATGCCTCGAGACTCCATAGTTGCCAAGGCCACGGAGATGTTCGTGTCGAACGCTCCATGGTCGGTCCTGCTGCAAGAACCATAGGCGCCGTCGAAAGACGGCGCTTTCGTTTATGGGGATTCCGTGCCCCTTGTTTTGCGCGGCGGGAGCCGGGAGTGTGAGGCTAAAGAAAACCCACCAAAACGGCAGATTAAGACACCATAACGTAAGGATGCGGCCGATAGTGTTTCGTTAGGAAACGGGTCAGTGATTCGTATCACAAAGCTGTCCTTCCAGGTAACGAACTCGGCCTTTTACAGTACCGACCTCAGCTGGATCTTATGCGCAACCACAAACTGCTGAGGGGTTGCGCATGAACGGTACAGAACAGTCGCTAGCGGATAGGTGCCGGTCTGTAGGTGAAGTGGTTTGTCACCTGGGCGGCTTCGTACGCCGCCAGCTCAACAAGAAGCTCGAAGAGCCGATCTCAGATACCGATTGGCAACAGCATGGTCGAGTCGCGGTCTTCTTGGCCTTTCTGAACCTAGACGGCAATCCGGATCGACCAGACGGATTCGATTGGTATGCCAAGTCCTTCGTGGCCAAGGCCCTTTCCATTCTGCAGCAAATCACCATTGGCAGCGAAAGCGACGTCTACGATCGAATCGTTCGGTGTCGCCAACGGCGATCGGCCAGGAACGTAGATGAGCTGCGCTGGGATTGTTGGGCCTCCGCCTCGCTCGATGACATTGCGGGCCATCGCGCGGTTGAGGATTTCAGTCTTGACCTAATGGCCCCTACATCGTTGGAGCAGATGTATGAGTTTGAACGGGCGGCGGCACGTCCGCAGGTCGATGACGCACTGGTCCAGGAGCTCACAAAGAACCTCAAGCCGCAAGAGGCGGTGTGGTTGATCCGTCGCTATCGCGACGGCGTGCCGACGGCGATTCTGGCGGAAGAACTCTGCCGCAAGAACGTCAAGTATCAGACACCGGATGGACAGGTCCGCGCTATCCGGTGCATTGATGTCGCGGTTCATCGTGCGCGAGCCAAGGCGCGCAAGTTTCTCAACAGCCGTTGGCAACAGTTGGCCGCAGAAGTGTCGTGAATATCCAGTTGAGACTCAAGGCACTTGCCTCAGCCCCCATGCCAAACCTCGTAGAAGTTGTAGAACTCGATCCGGCGTACAAATTCAGCCCCCTGGTAGATATCATCGACGCGGCGATTGCCAAACGGCGGTTACTCAAACTTCGCACTCTTGAGGGCGACGCCCTCGTCATTCGTACGGACGTCCTTCATAGCCTCGCCATCCGAGAAACCCACTAATGCCCATCATCGGTTACGTATGCCCACCTGGCGGAGAAGCCCCTGGTCGGCAGAACCACGTCGAGTATTGCCTGAAGGACTGTCAACAGCAGTGTGTGACCCCGCCGCTTCTTGCGGCCATGTGGAAGGCAGACACCGGCAACTATCACCAAGGCGACTACATTTCCGCGTCCATGCTGGCCGGGTCGGGCTGCGGTCGCCAGGTGATGTTGGAGCGGTATCAGGACTTCTACGACCTGCCGACCAAGCGGTATTGGCCGTTCCGCGGTACGCACGCCCACGCGATTATCGAAGGCGCGGGGGATATCATTGCCAAGTATGGATGGCTGCAGGAAATCCGTATGGCGACGAAGCTCGAGTACGAGCTCCCGCAGCCGGTCTTCGATGAGCACGGGAACTGGACGGGCGACTACGATTCGTCCAAAAACCTGGAAATCGTCGTGCGTGGGACCACCGATGCGTACAATCCGTACTCGCGGACCTTGACGGACATGAAGAGCATGGCCGACAAGAAGGTCGAGATGATGATCAAGGGGTCAACGCCGGGGACGTACTCAAAGCATTTGCAGGATTCGTGGGTCGCCCAGCTGAACATCTACCGCTACTTGATCTCGAAGACGGAGATTCCGGATTGGGTTCACACCGCCTTCAAGGAGCATGGGCTTCCGAAGCTCAAGGGAAAGCTGTTCCCTGCCCCGACTAAGCTCTTTATCCAGGGCATCGCCATGATGAGCCATCCGGTATCCGGCTCAAAGTTGGCACACAAGGAACGCGGCAAGGTCACGCTGTACGACATCGACCACGTGCCGGTGTGGTCGATCGAAGAAACCGAAGACTTTATTCGTCCGCGTGCCCTGGAGTGGTATCGGGCGCTCAACCTCAAGATCACCCCGCCGGTTGTGTCGAAAGACAAAGAATGGCTGTGTCGGAATTGTGCCTTCCACGAAAAGGTGTGTTTTCCGGCACAAGAACGCGACTCGCAGGAGCAGTCGAGTGACTGAGTCCTTGCTGCCAGAAAACCTGCCGTGGTATGGGTACTGCCCAGTGCAGATTGAAGGAGAAATAGACGGTTACCACTATTACTTTCGTGCCCGTGGAACGCGGTGGACGTTTCAGATCGCAGACGTCCCTCACAAAGACCCCATCGACGCCCCAAACTTCATGGAAGGACGCATCGATGCGGAGTTTGCGGCCGGGTGGATGCCCCATCCGCTCGCTAGAGCGCTTGTCGACTGGGCCCTTGCCGTCTATCAAGCGGAACGTAGTCGCTCCCAGTAAGAATTCCCCTGGGTCAGTCAACCAGTACGCAGCACTTCTTATCATCTCAACGAGGAACGCATGGCCAAGTCACTCCGCTTCAAAGTCCACAACTGTAAGGCAGTCTCGCGCAACTCCCTGATGGTGTTTGATCTCGCGGTTGGGTACGAGGAGAACGGGCAGTTCATTGGCGTCATGGATGTCCGTGGCTGCTGGCTCAAGCAGAAGAGCGACGGCTCGGGAAACTACGTGTCGTTCCCGTCGAAGCTGCGGGTTACTAAGGAAGGCGAGGCGGCAGTCGATGACAACGGCTACAAGATCTACGACAACATCGTCGACATGTATCTCGAGAAGGGCGCCAATCCGGAGAAGCCGGACACGCGGGCGCCGACGCAGGCGGCGTGGGGGTTTCGGAAGTGGCTGATTCAGGAGGCCACCACGGCATATCAGCAGCTCTCTTCGTCTGAGAGCGGTCGCGGCGCGGCCAAGCCTGCGTCAGCGCCCAGCCGAGCGGCGGCTAAGCCTGCGCCGAAGCCTGCGGCGGCACCGACTGCGGTGGCGGACGATTACGCGGATGACGACGACGATTCGGCGTTCCCGTTCTAATCGGTGTCTGCGCCGCCAGAACTGAGCTATGCCGCAGTAGCGGCAACCCTTGAATTGTCACGTCTGCGCAGCCTCATGATGGTCGGGGCTGCGCTCGTGACCAAGTTTCCCGCGGAAGAAGATTGGTGGGCGCTCGTGGCCGACCCTGACTATGTGGAATCGTTGAACGCGTTGGCGGAAGTCATTAATGACATTCGTCATGATGCCAAGATCAACGAGGCACTAGATCCTGAGGCCGTCGCTAGTGCCGCCGACAATCATCACGGACGCGCGGTCGAAGCGGTTCAGGTAGTCGCAGAACGTCTTGAAGTGCCCCCAGAGGACCTGCTCAACGTGCTGATTACTGGTTGAGCCAGTCGTACAACCCACCCCCAATCCGCAAACCAGGCCCGTTGGCGACCTACTTGTCCCAACGGGAGGATATTCATGAAGAATAAGGAAGTCGTGTTTACGCTAAACGACGCGTTTGTCGCGTCCTACGGTGAAAAGACCCCGCCATTTGGCTTTAACGGCCTTGGTGAACTGGTGTATCTGCGCACCTACAGCCGGATCAAGGAGGACGGCACCCAGGAGCAGTGGCACGAGACCGTTCGTCGGGTGGTTGAAGGTTGCTATACCATGCAGAAACGATGGATTACAGACCACAACCTGGGCTGGTCCGACCGCAAGGCGCAGCGGAGCGCCCAGGAGATGTACGACCGGATCTGGAACATGAAGTTCCTGCCGCCGGGTCGTGGGCTGTGGGCCATGGGGTCGTCCCTGACGATGGAAAAGGACCTCTATGCCGCCCTCAACAACTGCGCCTTCGTTAGCACCGAAAACCTGGAAAAGGACCTGTCAGAGCCGTTCACGTTCCTGATGGATGCCTCCATGCTCGGCATCGGCGTGGGCTTTGACACCAAGGGTGCGGGCAAGCTGACGATCACGGCCCCGCAAGCTGACGAGAAGACCATGGTGATCCCGGATACCCGCGAGGGTTGGGTGGATTCCATCAAGCTCCTCCTGGAATCCTACTTCCTGCCGGACTCGGCGACCGTGGTGTTCGACTACAGCCAGATCCGCCCAGCTGGGCAGCCGATCAAGGGCTTTGGTGGCGTCTCGTCTGGTCCGGACCCGCTCGAGCAGCTGCACAAGGATATCCGTGCAGTGCTCGATCAAAGCGCGGGGAAGCCGATCTCGGTGACCAACATCGTCGACATCATGAACCTGATCGGCAAGTGCGTCGTGGCCGGGAATGTTCGTCGCACCGCAGAGATCGCCTTCGGCGCACCCGATAGTCAGGAGTTCCTGGACCTCAAGAACTACGAGGTCAATCCGCATCGGGCCTCGTACGGGTGGACCAGCAACAACTCGATCTATGCTGAGATCGGCATGGACTACACGGAAGCGGCCAAGCGTATCAAGTACAACGGAGAGCCGGGATTTGCCTGGCTGTCGAACATGCGGGAGTACAGTCGCATGGATGAGCTGCCTGATAACAAGGACTATCGGGTGGCCGGTGCCAACCCGTGCGTGGAGCAGTCCCTGGAGTCGTACGAGCTGTGCTGCCTAGTCGAGACGTTCCCGGCCAACCACGAAACCCTCGAAGACTACGGGCGTACGCTGAAGTTCGCCTACCTGTATGCCAAGACGGTCACGCTGGGCAAGACGCCGTGGGCCAAGACCAATCGCGTGCTGCTTCGGAACCGGCGCATTGGGCTGTCGCAGTCGGGCATTCAGCAGGCGATCGCCAAGCTCGGCATCCAGCACTACCGCGTGTGGTGCGACATGGGCTACGAAACGGTGCGCTACTACGACGACGTCTACTCGGAGTGGCTAGCTATCCCGAAGTCGGTCAAGACCACGTCCGTCAAGCCGTCCGGATCAGTATCGTTGCTCGCCGGAGCCACACCAGGAATGCACTGGCCGGAATCTAAGACGTATATCCGTCGGATGCGCCTGAGCAAGTACTCGGATCTGATCGCTCCGCTCCAGGCGGCAGGCTATAAGCTCGAGCCTGCGGTTGGTAGTGAAGATTCGACGATGGTCGTCGAGATCCCGGTCAAGATTGAGGAGGATATTCGTACGGCGGCTGAGGTCTCGATGTGGGAACAGCTGGCGATGGCGGCGTTCCTGCAGCGGTATTGGAGCGACAACCAGGTGTCGGCGACGATCACGTTCAATCCGGAAACGGAAGGTGATCAGATCGCCAATGCGCTGAACTACTATCAGTACCAGCTCAAAGGCATCAGCTTCCTGCCGCGCGTCGACTATGGGGCGTATCCACAGATGCCGTACGAAGCCATCGATGAGGCGACGTACCAAGCACGCAAGGCCGAGCTCAAGCCGCTGCACTTTGGTGCTACGCACGAGGCGGCCGAACAGGAGAAATTCTGTAGTAACGACAGCTGTACCATCTGACCAAGGGCAAGGACGGCTATGAACGACAGCGGACATATCTGCTGCTGGCATATCGACAGCGGGGTGGCATACACCTTCTCCTACCCGCCGCAGTACAAGGAGGTATGTTGTCATTGCGGAAATACTCGGAGGCATCAGCCGCCTAAGCCGCAGCCTCCGCCTGGACACGGACCGCATCACCCATCCACTCGGCAATGGCCGTCCACGTACGCGACCTGGAACACGACGTCTACTCACACGTACGGCGGGTACGAGGTTGGTTCCGGAGGATCGATTTGCTCGTGTGGCGACCCTGACTGCAACGCGGCCGGGGACAAGAAGTAGGACACCGCAGATGTAAGAAGCACGGCCTCTCGGTCAACTCTCCGAGAGGCCGTGTTGTTTTTACCAGTGGCGTGTCATGCGTAAACAAACCCCCAAGCTTCAACTTTACTACTTCCAAGACGGCGAGCCGACGTTCCACACCAAGGAGCAGCAGGTCGTGGACCAGGTGGCTGTGGCGAAGGCGGTGGAGTGTCAGTGGTTCAATGCGAGGAGCGTAGAGGCTGGTCCGCTCCTGCTCCGCTTCAATGTGACAGACCTGCCCTGCCTGGTCCTGGTTCGGAACGAGCCGGGTCGTCGGACCTTTGCGGTCCAGCGGACAGAAATCGTCACGGGGACAGACCTGAAGAACCTTACCAAGCTCACCAAAATCGTGGAGAAACTGCGACAATGCTGACGACGCGGGAGGAGGTCGAACGGGTCGGAAAACTGGGCGTCGAGGTCAAACCTCATGCGAAGGGCTACGCGTGCCGAATGCTCAATCGGTATTGGGTCATCGCCGATACCGAGGACCACGGCTTTACGCCCCACGCGAAACAGGACGGGTTCTGGGAAGCCTGGATCACGGCCTGGATGGCCCGCGAGCTCTCTTCCGATCACATCTTCGTCGATGTCGGGGCCAACGTGGGGTATTACGCCCTCTTTGCAGCCTCTCTGGGCTGCCGCACCGTCGCCTATGAGCCGCAGCACACCTTGGCAGAGCGCGTAGCGGCAGCGGCAGACATGAACGGCTGGCAGCAACACCTCAGCGTGGTCAACGCGGCGATCGGCGACAAGCCGGGACGCATGAAGCTCAATATTCCGCGCCATCATGGCATGAACGCGTCGATTACGCACTGGGGATACACGCCCAGCGGCGAGTACACCAGCTACGAGGTGGATGTGCTGCCACTCGACACCCTGCGCCAGTGGATGCCCAACCGCCCCATGTTGATCAAGATCGACGCCGAGGGCGCGGAGCCGCTGGTCTGGGCAGGCATGCAGGAGCTGCTGGAACGGGAAGGTAAGACCACGGTGTTAATGGAGTATCGGTGGGATCGGTACCCAGACCCGATGTTATTCGCTTCGCAGTTATTTGATCAGTTCTTGGTGTCGCACGTCGATTATGACGCCCGTGAGGTCCCGCTAGCTGGTCCGTTCGCGCTGTCATCTCGAGAGCATGAAGACTGGATGCTTGTCCTGAGGAAACCATGAGTCCACGCAAAAAGAAAACGGATGCACCGGTAGATGAGCTGAAGATCGATTTCACGGGGCGCATGGTCATCGTGCTTGAGCTCGAGGACTACGGTCCAATGGAAATTGGTATAGACGACAAGGACGCCGTACTCGCTGTGGTGCGCGCGCTCATCGATCGCACGGATAGCACGATGACCGTGAATTCGTACTCGGCGTCGCGCGCGCGAACGCTCCGTCGTCTGCTGGAGCCGCTGGAGCCTACGGCATGAGCGGGAAGGGCGACACCCCCAGGCCGTACTCCGTCTCCCAAGGCCAGTACAGCAGTAATTGGGCGCGCACCTTTGGAGGGCGTGGCAAGATCTACGCAACCTGCGGTCACGAGTTGGTGTGTTTGCCGACCGAAGATGAGATCACCGTCATGGCCACGTACGACCGCCAGGGAAACCGAGCACTCGCCTACCCGACACTCTGCTTGTCCTGCTATGAGGAGGCGAAGGCGGAGAACCTAATTCTGACGACTCCGGCAGAGCAGGAAGCCTGGCTCAACGGGCTCGGCTGACCATGAAAGACGATACGCCGAGCGTCGTGTTTTCCTGGATTGTGTTGGTGGTGGCCTTGGTCCTGGCGCTTTGGTTTGGCGGCTGCTTGTAGTTAGTAGGCTATTCGGTTATCGTGTCCGAAAAATGTAGCAATTTTCGGACACGCAGTTGTTCTGTTTTTCTTGTTCAAGAAATATCAAAAGCCAGGAAAATCTTCCTGGCTTTTGCTTAGTACGCGTGCGAAGGGTACTATCCCGTCGTCAGCAGCGTATGAACCGCGGCACGAAGGCTTTCCAGGGATGCACCCTTGAGGCCACCAATATCGACCTTGCGACCACGAGGCCAGGCTTCGGCGGCATGATCAGTGATATGCCGTTCGACGTCTGTCCACTTATGGTTCCGCATGTACGCCACCAACACGCGCACCGCGGCAGCGAACTGGACCTCGGTGATGGCACTACCGTATGTGGCGGCAAAGGCTACGCCGTAAAAAGCAGAATTGGCGTCCTTATATGGCAACACTCCACTACTCGGCCGACAATTTCCGGCGTGCCAGGCTCGCGCTGTGTCCGGGGCGATATCGACCACGGTGCCGTCGTCGAGAATTAGTTTGTTGTAAGAAGCCTTGCAGGCGGGACTACGGAGGAGGAATTCCACTGCGCCAGCGTCTGACGCGCTTGCGTCATAATGCATCATGATTCCCTTACGCGACTCATAGGGCTTGTTGTTCCAATTGCCCTTCGCTCGTCGCGTGGTGGTATCAATCTTCCGCTTGGTGGTTTTGGCGACAGGCATTCTTAGCGCCTCCGCATGTCGCCGCGCTCATCGTCCTCCCACAGATTGTCGTAGCGTTTCTTCGCGGCTTCCGCTGCGGCGCTAGCGACACGACCAACTTGTGGGGCGAGGTACTGCGCGATACGAGGCCCAGCCGCCCAGGACAGCAGACCAATCATGACCGATGCGGCCAGGGGCCAAAACGCTTCGGCCGGACCATGCCACGCCGCCCAGACAATGATGACCGTCCAAACAGCGAAGAAGATACGAGCGGCGGAGATGTTGCCTTTCTCGTCGGAGAACACCTGTCGGAAACCGTTCATCAAAAAGTCCTCTTGATTAGCTCGACGACCAAGCCGTACACGATGGCCATGCCGAGGTAAAGGAGTAGCAGCTTGCTCAGCGCTGCTGTGCATTGCGACCCGAAGCAATACCACCCACCCTTCGGATCGGCATGTAAGTGTTTGCCACACGCACTACACACGATGTGTCCGCTTGCATCGACCGTGGGGCAGTGTTGTTCGAGGACAGCACAAAAGACTCGACGACAGAATCGCATGGTCACACTCCTGTGCTACCGAAACCTCCAACGCGGTCTGAGACCTTCGTCACAGACCCTTCTCTCCAGTCCAAAACCTGTACCGTGCCGAGGACCAGTTGCGCGATGCGCTCGCCATGCTTCACCGAGACCATGTCCGTGCTGGTATTCTGCAGGATGACCATCCACTCGTCGGGGTAGTCGGAGTCGATGGTCCCCGGCGCGTTCAGCACGATGAGGCCCTTCTTCAGGGCGAGACCGGAGCGACTCCGGACCTGCATCTCGTATCCCCGCGGCAGGCGGGCCTTGAAGCCCAGCGGAATGGCCGCGCGCCATCCTTGCCAGAGCATGATCTCCGGACCGGTCTGCGTGATCGTGTTATGACCGCTTACGTACACGTTCACTGACCGCTGGTCCAGGTTGGCGACGGCATCAAGACCCGCGGCTTCCGCGGTGCTCGGCTGTGGCGGAATGACGCCAGGATAGAGTGGCTCGAAATTGATCCACGGGGTCATTTGCGCTGCTCCTGCTTAATGAACGAGATCTCGATCTGGTTCAGTAGCAGCACAAAGCCCAAGGCTGCCCAGGAATCAATTCGAGTGTCTGTCCAGGGAGCTAGGAGCCAATTGACCGCGAACATCGTAATCAGAGACCGGAAGGCGACGGACAGTATCGCCACCAATCCCATGAGCACGGCGTCCGAAGAAATGGAGATCCATCGACGTTTATTTTGAGGGCGCAGCATCAAGCCTCCAGACCATGGGTTCAAGAGTGTTGACGCTGCACCCAAGATCCTTACCTGCTGACCTGCGCCGTCATAATAGCCCCGGCCGCGAGGCCCATGAGGAGCGAAGTCCGACGGGACGGGGCGGGGATGAAGCCGAGGATTTTGACCGGCGGGGGCGGGCCGGGCATACCCTTGATCACCGCGACAAGGCTGTCCTTGGCGTCCTTGTATCCGAGAATCGTCAGCTTCTGCTCTCCAATCGTCGTGTCCTGCTTGGCAATGATCACTCGCTGGACTCGGATGGTCGTATCTTGCCGGAGAATGACCACGCGCTGCTCGGGGATAATCCGGTACGCCATTAAGACCGAGTCTGACATGGTGTGAAACAGGCTGTCCACACGGTTCCGGAGGCTGTCCGTCAGGTCATACCGGGGCAGTCGGCCCTTTAGGATCACCACGTCCTTCTCGAGCTTGTCGATGCGCGCCTGCCGGGTGGCGGCTACGAGCTCCACGCTGTCGGCAAACGCGCTCGCCCGCGCCGCCTGGGCCCGCCACTGCGTCTCTCGCTCCTCGTAGGGAGTCGTCACGTTCCGAATGACCTGCTGAAGCAGCATCACCGCAAAGGTGAACGTGAGCAGCGAAATGAGGGCAAAAACGATCCATTTTTGCATTCTTCCCAGCCACTGCGAGGCTACAAAAACATTACGGCGAACCAATCGGTTCGCCTTGTCATTCCATTCATTCCATTTGATCTGCATACCCACCCCGTTTCAGTAGAACCCGATCGGAGGCTTGCCCACCTTGGGCTTCTTGGGAAGCACGCCCACGACCACGTCTTTGTGGATGACCACGGCGTCGGTGACCTTCCAGTAGGGGCTGGCCCGACGCCAGAACCGCCAGCGGAGCGAATCGTGATAGGCTTCGAGGTCGGCGTACTCTTCACTCAGATTGCGTTCTTCCTCGATATCCACCCGAACCGGTTCCTGATTGGCGATGCGGATTTCCCAAAGCGCCATATCAGTGCGCTCCGGTTAGTGATTGCCTTCCAGCTTCCCTTCGATCCTTGAGACCCGTTCCCGGACGTCGGCCAGGGTGTTGTGGATCTCCCGAAGACCATCTCGCAGAAGCTCGATTTCCGCCTCATTCCGCTCACTGGCCTTCTTGAACATGCCCCAGGTCACAAACGCTGCAGCCATCATTCCGGAGATCGTGAGCATGGCACTGACTGGTAGCGGTACCGACACCGCCTGCGTCTGGGTATAGATGTTGGCACCCGCCACCGTTGCGGTCAGCGCAATAATCGAATGATCGGTCATCCGGGTCTCCGGCAAAAAGATTGTCGTGGACCCCCAGGTGGAGGCGATTCTCACAATAGGTCGGCGGAATCACCTTGAAATAGCAAAAGCCGCCCCTGTGACGGGACGGCTTTACGCCTAGAGCTACTGGTCGCGGGTTACGCTTCGGCCGGAGCCTGGTCCGCAACCACTTCCTCCGGAGAACGGCAGACCAGCTCGCCGGTTTCTCCGTCGAGGTCGGCGATCCAGTTCTCCGGGACACCATGCGCATCAAAAATGAGCTGAACAACCCGCTGGGCGTCCTGCTCCGCCTTCTGGATAAGCGCCCGAGCCTGCGCGAGCGTCCCCTGGGTTTCCGCCAGCTGCTTCAGCTGCACATCCGTGAGCTTCTTACGTTCGGCCATACTTACTGCTCCTTCGATCGAGGTTGTTGTCGTAGATGTCCCGCGAGCTCTATCAGCTTGGTGCCTAACGCTGCCCAATCCGTGTCCGGTGGGAGACTATCGGCATCGCAGAAGGCCATCTCCTGCAATACCCGACCGGCTTCTTGGATGGCGTCGACGCAGCGTTTACAGGGCATAATTGAGCTTTAGGTGGGACATTCATATTGATTCGCCATCCACGTTTCTTACAGCCTACTGGGCCTGGCGCGGATCCTGGTATTGGACCGTGATGGGACCCTGCAGCATGTTCATCGCCTCAGTTTTGAGCTTGTAGAACAGGTACAGCCGGGCGGTCTCGCCAGGACCGGTTCCGTTCGGGTACGTCGGATACGGTCCAGCAGGATACGGGTCACCGACGTTGTAGGTGCCGTAGGGGTAGATCAATGGCGTATTCCCGACCGGGTCGACCCCGGTGCTCCCGCTCAGGTTCGCGTACCAGTAATAATCAAAATCGTCAACGGACAGTCCGCGGTTGGCGACTCGGATACGTATATCCGTAATCGCGTGTAGCATGGCGTTGAACTGGGCCATGTCCGGATCATACAGCAGGTCCACATAGTAATTGTTCGCCCCGCCGTCCCCATTCGTCTGAACGGGTTGCGTGCTGAATCGCGTGCCTTGCACGGTAATGCCGGTGGGAGGATTTGGAACGGCGGGTGTTTGCAGCCCCTCCCAGGCGATCGCGTTGGTGGCCTGCGTCGTGGCATTAGACACCAGGGCTCCGCGCACTCTAAGTCCGAGCCGGATTGTCGCGCCGTTGCTGGTGTTGGTGATCTCCTCTAGTGCAATTGAGGTGATGCCTGGATTTCCGTTGACCGGGAACATACTGATCCCCCAGGCCGCGGCGTCCGTGCGCTGAATGGCACCCGCGTTACCGCCCCGTGCAAAGCTGGCCGTGATGTAGATCAGCGAGTTGTCCGGCAACGTGGCGCCGGGGACTTCGATTGGGTCGGGCGGTTTCTCGGTGAACGTCCATCCGGTGACCAAGTAGTCCGTCATCTTGATCCCCTGCACCGCCTGCGTCACGTTGGTCTTGAACGACTGGCCGTCGATGCCGGAGGTCCCAGACGCCCGAATGAGCTCTCGTAGGTTTTTCATCGTTACGCCGCGTTGGGGAGGTTATACACAGTCGTGGCAAACGCCGACGAGGAGTAGTTTCCGTCAATCCACATCTGCACTTCCACCTCGACCGTGACGGTGTTGCCAGTGTAGTAGTCCACGATGTCGTAGCCACCTGTGGACGCGAGACTCAGGTAGACCGTGGTCGCCGTTTGCCCAGGCGGCGCAACATGCGTAGACCAACCAGAGGGGTTGTAGTCGAACCGGTAGTTAATGACGTACGTGGCACCGGCGGGGGCATTCGATGGGAACCAATAGATATACAGGATGTCGTCTTGGTAGCTGTTGACGGTCATGTACACCGTACCAATCGACGGTGCAGACCTGGTTACGGTAATGGCATTGGAGCCAGTCAACGAGCTGTAAACGACACCGTTAAACAACCGCACATTAGCGTACAGTGTCTTCGACTCTCCGGCGTTCAAGGAAATGGTCCGTTCATGGAACTTGGAACCATCCGTGATCGCGTAATTCGGCCCATCTTGCGATCCGTTGGCGATCCATCGGACTTCCGCCTGCTGGTTGAGATCGTAGGACTGCACCTGCCAATCCACCCGCAGGTCCACTGGGCTCGTGCTGACCGTCACGTTCGACGCGCTCGAACCTTCGACGAGCATCTGCACGTTGAACGGTGGCGACGGCGGACGCAGGTACATACGCCTCCACACCCCACTGGATTTGGTATACACCGCATCTGCACGGCGCCATACACCGCCGCTCTTGGCCCAGATAGAGTTCGTGGTGCCCGTGCTTTCGCTGATCTGTTTCCACCCAGTACTTGTCTTTACACGAAACGCCATAAATCACCCTTACGGAGTGTAGACAACCCAGATCGCTCCTTCCTCGGATGCTTCCGTGGTCGGTGCGTACGTCGCGACTCGTGTTCCAGCGAGCTTGTAATTCGTGTCGTAGGCGGTCTTGTTGGTCAACGTCTGCGATCCGGTCGTCGTGACGACCGTATTGTCGATGGCAACAGACACAGCCGTGCTTCCGTTGTAGCCGCTTCCACCCGTGATCGACAGGCCGGTTCCAGCAGACAAGGTAGCGAGCGACACATTGAGCGTCTTGGCGGCACCGCCGTTGTATGTCCCGCCACCAGTGAACGATAGGCCCGTTCCGGCAGACAACGCATTGGCTACTTGTGAGGCGGTACCGGCGGTTGTAGCGCTGCCAGCGGTTGAAGCGCTGCCAGCACTTCCAGCGGATGTCGCGTAGCTGACGTTTTGACTTGCGATATTGCTGGACGTGATGACATTAACCAACTGGAGTTGCTGATTACTCATCTGCAAATTATCACCAAGCGTAATCGCGCCGGTTCTGCTACCAAAGGAAGTGACACCTCCTGTTGCGGTCGAGCTGATGGTAAACGTACCGGCCACATTGCTGAATGAGATGCCACTTCCGGCCGCGAGGGTGACGAGGCTATAGGCGGTCCCTGTGCCCAAGAGGATCTGGTTCGACGCGGGGGCTGACGTGAGGCCGGTACCGCCAGATCCAACGGCGAGGGTGCCGCTCAGGGTGAGTGTCCCGGTCGACGTGATGGGCGAGCCGGTAAAGGAAAGCCCCGTCGTACCGCCAGAGGCTCCAACAGACGTGACTCCGGTCGCCGGAGCCGCGGCGTTCACCCAATTCGTGCCGTTGAACTGCAGGATCTGTCCGTTGCTGGGCGACGACAACGATACCCCGCCGATCTGACTCAGACTATAGTCGCCACTCGTTGCCGACACAGCACCGGTCCGCCCAAAGACCGAGGTGACGGCATGAGACACGGTCACCGTGACACTTCCAGCGCCGGTCGTTTGGGCGGACACCGCATTACCTGCAAAGTTGATCGTGCTCGCGGCACTCGTGATCTGGGTCCCCTCGTCGGAGACGGCGACCGAGCTACCGGACGTTGCCGCCGCGTTGGTCCACACCCCATTGACACGCTTCAACACTTGCCCGTCGCTGGCACTGCTAATGACCACGTCCTCGAGTCCGTCGAGATACAGACCAGAAATGCCGCTCCCGGTCCCGCCCGTCAGGACAAAGTCTTGGGCGTAGATAATTCCACCAGCGGTAATGCTGCCCTTGACGAACATGTTGTTGCCGCTCGCGGTGTCCGCATAGGTATCAGACACCACAATGGCACCGACCTTAACCCCCAGGGCGGCATTTCCGGAGGTCAGGAATTGGGCGAACGTTCCGGCGGCATTGGCGATGTAGTCGCCGCCACTGAACTTGAACGACGTGGCCGTGACTGCCCCGTTGACGCTCAGCGCACCACTGAGTGACCCGCCAGTGAGCGGCAGGTAATTGTTCAGCGATCCGGTTGAGGCTTTACCATCCAGAGCGGTCTGCAACCCAGTAATATCGCCGATCGCGTGCGTATGACTCGACGCTGCCTTACCGTCGAGTGCCCCCTGCAAGCCAGTGATATCGCCAATCGCGTGCGTGTGACTCGAGGCTGCTTTACCATTCAGCGCAGCCTGCAACCCGCTAATATCACCGATCGCGTGCGTATGACTCGAGGCCGCCTTACCGTCGAGTGCCCCCTGTAAACCAGTAATATCGCCGATCGCGTGCGCGTGGCTCGGCATGTCGCCGGAGCTTAGAGCCGTGTTGACCCAGTTTGTCCCATTATGTCGCAGGAACTGTCCACTGCTGGGCGTGGTGAGCGCCACACCGCCCAGTTGACTAAGGCTGTAATCGCCACTCTGTGCCGTGATCGCGCCTGTCCGCCCAAAGACAGACGACACATTCCCGGTAACCGAGACCGTAACGCCACCATTGGCACTGGTCTGGGCCGATACTCCGCTTCCGGCGAACGTTAGCGACGCCGCCGCCGCCGCGACTTGGGTCGTCTCGTCAAAAATGCTAATCGTGCCGCTCCCGGAGGAAGCTGCCGCGTTGACCCAGACACCGCCTACTCGCTTAAGGACTTGTCCTTCCTGGGCTCCGGTGATGACGACGTCTTCGAGGGCGTCCAGGCCCAAGCCGGAAATACCGCCGCCGGTTCCTCCAGTGAGCACGAAATCTTGCGCATATACGATTCCGCTGACCGACACATCATTCGGGAACGAGTAGCTGCCCGTCCCCGTCGTCGCATCGCGCGCCGGAACAGACACCGTATTCGTGACCGTCTGGCCGTCTTTGACACACTTGAACGTGACGTTCTTCGGGTTCCCGTACGGTGCGTTCCGGAAGACGTCGAGAGTGAACGGGCTGGTAGTGATCGCGGAGGAGTCCGTTCCGCCGTCCGTGGCGTGTGTCAGTGTCCCATCAAAGGTGGCAACCAGCGTATACTTGTCGGTATAGATGGTTTCTTTGACCGCCAAAGAAGGACCAAAGCTGGTCTTTTCCTTGGGCTGTACGTCGATGGAATCGATGTCCTGAATTCGCCCGGCGGCTGTCGCCGTGAAAACGACACGACCCGGACCCGAGCCGAAGTCCGGACGGTTGATCGTATATTCCCTGAAGCTGTTGGCCGTCTCTGGTGTCGTGAACTCGCCGATGCCGGTCGTCACGCTTTGCGGCGTCGCTGGCGTTAACGTTCCCACACCAAACTTGGCGGCGGTAATCGTCGCAGCCAGATTGGAGTACGGATCGTTAACCGCGACAATTACCTTGATGTAATCGGCGTGGGTTTCCGTCTGTCGAATGCGAGCATTCAGGTATACGGTGTCGCGCCCAACGGCCGGAATCGTGGTAAAGTCGTCGTCCGACTGTCCGCCGACGAGGGTCGCACGGAACTGCGCCGTGCCGTCTGCCCCACCAACAGGACCGCGCTGGAAGACCCATTCCTGCGGGGAGTTGACTTCGGTGAGAGCCGTCGGGCCAGAGACCAAGGTGGCCGTGCCCGTCAGAGCGACCAGCTGGACCTTGCCCGTACCGGGCAACACGCTGTCGGCGTAGACCCGAACCCTGACCTGGTCCGCCGCAGGCGGGGCTAGCGTCTCGATACGGCACTTGTTGTAGACCACGCCGCCGCGAACGAACTGCGTCCGAAATATCGGAGACGCGGTACCGGCACCGGCGGCTTGTGGGTAAGTGATCACCGCCACGTGGACGGTTTCTCCAGTGGCGTACGCGGTAGGCGATGTGACGGTGAGAGAATTGCCCGTCTGAATTGCGGCGGCTTCAACCACCGCCTGTGCCGGTGCCGTCGTTCCAATGGCGTAGCGGAACGATCCCGTACCGGCAGGAGCGTTAATGGAGAACACCAGGTTACCCGCGACATTGAACGACCCGGTCACCGAGACCATCGACGCCGTTGCCGTCGGGACATCTACAGAGTCGGTGTCGTTGACTCGGTTGCCTTCCAGTGCCGAGACGGTAAACACGACACGCCCAGGGGGCGAGCCTGCCGCCGGACGGGTAATCTCGTAGTCGATAAAGGTGGCCTTGCCATTCGTCACCGTCTCTTCAACTTCGACGGCCGGTGTGACCGTACCTCCACTCACCGGAGTAACCAGGGGGACCTGGTCCGCCTGATAGGTAATACGAACGGAATCGTCGCCCTGCGGATAGGGATCGGCGACCGCGACGCGCACCGTGATCTTACTGTCAGTAGACGAGATAACGCGCGCACGACTGGTCAGATAGACTGTGTCGCGACCCTGTTCCGGAATCGTCAGATAGTCGTCGTCGTTTTCGGCGCCAGTCACAACCGCCCGAAATTGCACCTGCCCACCACCACCAAATGCCGCGCCTCGATTGAATATCCATTCAGTCCCTGATGGGCTAGGAACATTCAGATTCGGACCGGAGAATTTGACGGCACTGCCCGTGCTGCCGACATAGACCACTTGCGCCCCAGGCAGCAAGCTCTCCGCGTAGGCTTTGACCTTGATCTGCGTCTTGGTGGCATCCGTAATCTCAATGCGACACCGATTATACACGATGGCACCACGAACAAACTGATACGTAAAGGCTGGTGATTTCTTGCCCGTCCCGTCGAGTCCGCTGTAGGTTACCACGGACACATACACGACCTGCTGAGGCGTGTAGGGGCCGGGGAGGACCACCAGATACTTGTCGGTGTTCTGGAGATTGGCTCCAGTCGCAGCATCGACCTGGGCAAACGTGGGCTGCGAGGTCGTGCTGACCAAGTACTTGAGGGACTTGACGCCTGCGCTCGCCACGATCGACAGATACAGCTGACCAGCGGTGTCGAAATCGGCGGTGACCGCCGCCATGTCCGGGTATTTCTCCGGAATGTCTACCGCATCGGAATCTTGGGTCCTATTGGGAGCGGTCGCCGTAAACGTGATCCGGCCGGTACCATCCCCCGTCGCCGGACGCGCAATTACATAATCCACATACGAGCCCCCGGCTTCTGGAACCGTCAGTTGCGTTGCGGGGGTGACGGTTCCGGCAGCAGATGGGGTGTGGGCGACTTGATCGAATCGCTCAATTTCTGGGACGTTGACCGCGGAATACGAGAACGTCACCGTTGGCGTACCTTCGGCGTACGGATCGGCCGCCGCATACCGAACCGTCACGGTGGACGCATTCGAGGCGATAATCCGCGCCCGACTGGAAAGGGCCACCGTGTCTCGCCCCTTCTCCGGGATGACGGCAATGTCGTCGTCCGATTCAGACTCCGGGATCGTTGCACGGAATCGCACCTGCCCAATGCCGCCAAAAGCGGCACCGCGGTTGAACACCCACTTGGTGCCGGACGGTGAGGCCGTTCCGATAGCCGGGCCCGTCTTCTTGGTCGTGTTGCCCAAGATTTCGACCAGCTCGACCGTTCCAGTCCCAGGACCAAGTGCTTGGACCTCGAGTTCGACCTCGTCCGCATTGGGCGGTTCCGTCATCTTGATCAGGCACTGCGCATACGTCAGGGCACCGCGACGGAACTGGTAGCGGAACGGACCCGTTTGGATCCCGTTCCCATTCGGCTCGGTATAGGCCAGGGCCGTAACAAAGACCGTTGCGTTTGGCGCATACGGCCCGTCCAGGACCACGGTATTGCCGCTCTCACTGATGTTGGTCGCGGCGGTTGTAACGGTCTCCAGAAGCGTTGGCTGAGATGACGAGGAGTGCTTGTATCGAAAGGACTGCGTCTCAGCATCCCCCGTAAACGTCAAATACAGCTTGCCGTCGGTCCCGAACGATCCGGTCACTGCCAGGAAGTCCGCCGTGCTCAGCAGGGTGAGCTGACCCGCAGCGTTCGTGGTAATGCTGGTGCCGTCGACCTTGGCCTTCAGCTGCCCACTGGTCTGATTGATCTCCAGCCCAGCGCCCGTATTGACCTCGAGGAAGTACTCGTGATCTCGCGCTGCGTTAGTATCCTGAACGAACGTCAGGCCTTGCGGTATTCCCCCGATTTCCTTGAGCTTGATGCTGAGCGCCGACGTCTCCGCAAACTCATCCTCGAGGAGCGTGTTGATGATCGTGAGCCCCTTGTAAATACGCGGTTCGATCCGCAAGTGGGGCAGCCCATCGTCCAGCTCGTCCAACCGAATGCCAGAGATGATGAATGTGCCGCCAGTCGTTTGACGGGATCGGGCGGTCCCTGTGTAGTAGTCGTTGAGTTGGAGTCTAATCATGCGACACTATTCCTCGTTGTAGAAATCGCACGTCAAGATGCGCGTAGCGATTCGATCACAGGTGACCGACTGCAGAATTGCACCGGTGGCCTTGGCGACCACGTCCACTTTATACGTGAAGTACTTGATCCCGCCGCCGCGATTGCGGTAATAGCACTTGTATTGATCTTCGAACGTCAACGGTACGCCCGCAGGTGCGGGAGGCATCACGGCAATGAGGTACCAGTTGACCGGGTCCTGCTCTCGGCTGATCGAGATGTTGATATCATGCAGCGCGGCCGAGGCATTCGTGGTGACGGTAATATCGTTCGAGAAGGGAATACCGCACGCGACCCGAGTGGTTGTCGGATCACTCGTGTTGGAAACACACGTCCCCTCCGCACCCGCCGAAGCGGTGGCCGTGAGGGTAATGTCGTCATCGCCGCCGTCGTCTTTCGTATCCTCAACATAGGCCGTGATCCGCACGGTTTCCGTCTTGCTCTGGTAGGTGACGGCGTATTCGTACACGAGGGGCTTGCCTGAGGCTTTGAATTTCCGCCCGGTATTATGCGAATACGTTCCAGCGCCATCAATGGCTTGCCCCTGATCGGCCTGTACGCCGTGATTGGTGGTCAGGGACGTCGTTTTCGGCGGTGTCAGACTTTGTTCGGTAACCGTGATACTCACCGAACCCGGCGCGTTTGGCGTGTGCTTCCACGACACCAAAATGATACCACTGTCAATTTGCGGGGTCGCTGTCACCTCGCGAATCGCGTGAACTGTGGGGTTGTCTTCACCGATCAGGAATGGCGGCGCCTTGGTGACCGTACCCTCGCTGTTGAGCGAATTCACCGGCACAGCGACGGCGTACCACGTCCCCTCCCCCGCATTGATACTGAAGGTGGGTTGATTGATGCTGCCAGAGTACCGAATGTATTGCTCGTCGATGTCCGACGGCTCCAGCTGCTCAAGAGTTGGATCTTTGTTCACCGTATTCTTGATCGGCCAGCCGGTCTTCTTCACGTAGCAGCGCCACGTTTTGGCATCATCGTCAAATCCGTTAGCGGTATATCGCAACTGGGTCGTTTCCGACTCGTACGACGGCTGCAGCGACTTGAGTGAGGCGGTGGAGTCCGGATCGACCTGCATGACTCGAACGTTTTCTGGCGTACACCCGGTCTTGGTGGCATAGAACGCCATGTAAAACGTCTTGTTCTCCCCGGTGAAGGTCTCTTCTCCAGCCGTCGGGGCAAAGCCGTTCAGACCCTGTGGGGTGTCCGCGCTGCTCAGGCGCTGGAACATCACCGCGCCGTCGAGAATGCGGTATTCGTGTGTTCCCTGGTGCGTGGTAGGTAACGGATCACCGCCCAGCAGAAGCGTGCTGGCGGAACTGCCGACAATCGTGCGAATCAGCGGCTTCTCATTTTCAGGGGCAATCCACGCGTAGTAGTAGTTCAGATCGCCGGTCGTCCATTGGCCGACTCCGGCAGTAACCGACCAGGTGCGCCCCGCATCACTCACCGCATTCGCGGAGACGACCCCTGTCGAGGTTGTCGCTGGTTGGAGGGTCGTGCCGAGATTTTGCGGAGCCGGAGCCGGTGCCATGGCAAATCGCGCGGTCACGGTGTCCGGCACGCGGTTGCCGTCGGTATCCTTGGTGTCAAACGTGACGAACGATCTCGGCGTACGAACCAGGTCACGATTGACTGGCTCGCCAAACGGCGCTCCCGCAATGCCAATGACGATGCTGCCGCTTCGGTTCTGCGCCGCCAACCCACCACCGGGATCGTCAACGGTGACCGTCGTCGGATTGGTCACTGTCTTGACGCGGTAGCGCGTATTCAGTTCTGGAAGCGTTGACCCGAGCACGTCAAACCACTGACCAACCACCAGCCCATGCGGCTCCGTGGTGACAAAGGTCGTGATGTCATTACTGCGGGCACTGGTGGCCAGCGGGACTAGGCTGTAGTCGAAGCTTCCGCACGGGAGCAAAATCAGCCGCTTGGAGGCCCCCAGGGGTAGGTCAACCACACCACGAATGACCTTGTTGCGGCGAAGATCGACATGGAATGGCGAGTCTTTCGACGGCTCCTGAGGACCAGCCGGGTCCACATGCCACTGCACGCCGAAGGTATCGTCGTCACCAACGGCAATGAATGACGCCGTGTTATTGTTGTTGTCGAGGAAGGTCTCGAGTGACGAAATCTCTGGCGTGGTATCCAAGTCCACCACGAAGCTGAGCACATCGGACTCCCGCCCAATCGCATCAACCGCCCATACCCGAATCCATGTATCGTCTTCGGTACGGTTGAGCGCGACGAACCGGGATCGCGCGCGGGCGACCCCCTCACGATCGCCTGGCAGCAGATTAGGCCCGGTGTTCGCGTAGGAGAACGTACTGGCCGTCACCGCGGTTACTTCAAACGTCCCATTCAGCGAAGCCGTCGTAGCACCGGCGACCTCGACCAACTGCTCGACAACAAAGCCGTGCGGCGTCTCCGTCGTCACCGTGGTCACATTGTTGGTCCGAACAAAATCGGTGATCACCACACCGACGCGGTCGTCGACCAAGACCTCGTTTTCCGCCGTGATCTCGTACGGAAAATACGGTTCATACTGCTGCGGGACGGGAAACAAGACCGTCGGGGTCTCGTCGCCCTTCCGCTGATAGTGAATCTCTACGCCCTCGAACCTGGCCTGGGGCGGAGTCTTCGGACTGTTGGCATTGTAGGCGTAAAGCTCGACCAGGGCGTACACCTTCGGATCGCTGTAATCCTCAGGAGCTTCGACGAAGAATGCTTGTTCCGTCTTCGTAAGCTGGCGAAACGCGACAATAGGTCCACCCGTGAACTGGTCGTCCGCGGGGGTATACGTCCAGACCGCCGCGTCGTCAAAACTCTGTTGGTTTCGGGACCGGTCAAACGTGGCGAAGTAGTACAGTCCGTAATTCTCGCCGAAGAATTGCAGCTCGTCCTGGCGATTGGGCAGTCCGAAGTCGCTCTTGACCTCGGTATCCTTGTAGATATACATGCCCACTTCAATATTATCACCGAGGGCATCCGCAATTGCTGCGATAATGTCATCTGGAAGGTCTTCTGCAATCGTGACGCTGTTCGTTGTGTTCTCTGCGATCGTAAAGGTGTAGGTCGGAAAGTTCTCCAGCGTTAGCTGCAGTTGGAATCCTTCCAACGTACTGTCTTCATCGTCTGGAAATTCGTTCAGGACCGCGGTAAGCGTACGTTTGTTGGAGCCGACGGACGCTAGTTCGTAGGGGACATCAATGAATACTTCTTCTTCGGGCGGCGCCTCTGGATCGAGCACCGAGTTCATGACTTGCTGGCGGTAGTAGACGTTCACCCCCGCATAGTCGAGGTCAGTCGGTGTGTCGAACTTGACGGTCACCAGTCGATTGGTCACCGTGGGGTAGTCTTCCAGGATGGTGATAGGACCGGGCGCGAAAATGTCTCCCGCCACGATGTACTGCACCTGACTGGTCGGGCTGAGAACGGTTTCGTCTACGAGCCCGACCGCCCGCAGCACATACTCATACCCATGATCCCGGTTGACCGCAGAATCGACATACTCGACCACCGAGGCATTGACGACGCGACTAACGCGCGCGATTTCATTGAAGCTACCGACAGACAGGAACTGACCGACGACGTTCGGCAAGGTCTCCAGGTCAATGGCGAGCCGACAAGCGAGTGTCGTTTGATACGCCGATTCGTCAACTGTCGTCGTCGTTTCGTCATCCTCAGTGATCTGCGTAACCGTGACGCTTGTGACCACACCGAGCGTCTGACCGTTGGCAATCAGGAACGCGCCGACCTCCAGCTTCGGTCCTTGATCGCCGCCCATGGTGACGGTAAACGTGCTGTCCGGACCGAGGGGCGACATTGTAGTAACAAGACCATCGCCGACTTTGGTCAGGTCCGCCAGCAAGATAGGCTCGCGACGGTAGACCCGGTAACTGCCGACTTCCGGATCGGAATGCCACCGAAGCGTATTGCGGGCCGTACCGGCGCCCTCGTCGAGGTAGCCGGTCTGGATGGACACCCACTGAGGAGCACGTGGGATTTCCGTCTCGCCGACGAGTCGCACCTTGGTCGGGACCGCCACCGTGATCGTCGGAGCCACGGCCTGGACATACAGCGTGTGACGCCCCGCACTAATATTCAGTGGGACTGCGACCGACCCACTCACCGTACGGATGAGCGTCCCATCGACATAGATCGCCGCCGTGGCGCCGGTGCCTGGGATCGTGATATCCAGATTGAATGACAGGCTCCGCTCAGCCTCTACCACGGTTCGAAGCATCAGGACCGTGTTTGGTCGAGTCGTTACCGTAATCCGACCTTCGATCGCCGTTTCCAACGACAGCGTCGACGTTTGCTCAGCAAAGGCGTCGAAGTAGTCCGTGAGCGGGAGGACCTGCGACCCGTTAATCCGGAGTGCTAGCCAGGTCTGGGAGACAACCTCAGAAATATCTGCGAGGTCAACCCGCACGGCGCCATGGATATTGCCAACGGTCTGTCCGATCGTGACCGTATCCTGGCGAATCAGTTTGCGGAAGGACTCTAAAAGAGACAAACCCATCGTCAGCTCCCTCGCCGCTCAGGCAGCAACACCAGATGACACGTCAACTCCGTAGTTTGTGGAAGGACGGGACCAACCCCCACGGGCATGTGCCCAGTCGTGAAGGGCCCACCGACGTCCCACGAGATCCCCGAATAGTTTCCGTTCCGCAAAAACCCGCCGGTAATTTTCGGCGTGCTGACATTGAGGTCGTCATCCTTCCAACCCGTCCACGCGCCGTAGTCGTAATACAGGTTATTCGAAAAGCCAATGAAGCGGTGTCTCCACCACATCACCCCGTCCAGGCGCTCTTTGCCAAACCGATTCGTCGGGAACATGGAGCCCGATTCCCACACGTACTCACTGCGGAACGACGTCCGGAACCAGTCGATACCGGCGCCGGTTGGCGGAGACGTTGTGGTCGACGGACCCGTACGATCCACCAGCACCTGAAACAGCGGATAGCTCGAGACATTCAGCGTTTGGCTGACCTGAATGCCCTTATAGCGATGGGGATTCACGTAATACGGTGACCCTGCCGCGACCTTGGTCGGCGCCGCCGCCGGGTACGGACCACGACTGTAGATGCCCCGCAGATCTTCCCAATGCACCGTCTCGTCCTGCCGGACGTAGTTGATGGCATTGGTCGGAACGCCGTCCTTGAACATGCCTTTAGTTACATCGACACGAAATCCAGGGTTGAACTTCAGCGCGGTGCCGGATCCCGTCATATCAACCGTCGGACTCGACCACGTCTGCGCCGCCCCGGCGTCAGACGTCTTGCGCTCGATAGTGTTATCCGATCCGAAGGCACGGACCTTTACCTTGGTCTCCGAGCCGCCGATGGTCCAGTACATGTTGATACCGCGAAGATCGGCCTCCTCGCCGTTATTCGTGAAGCTGGCGAACGTCGACTGCGCAAACGGCGGAGCGGGCGGCGAGACCATTGGGGGCAGTAAGAAATATGGATGCAGATCCCGTGTGATGGACGGAATCCACAACGGACTGCTTTCCCACTCCCACGTTCCTACGTCCATGCCGCCAGACGCGTTCGCGCCCAGAAACGAACTCGACACGGCGCCTGCGACGGAACCAAGCTGACGCATAACATTCGACGCGCTGTACTCGAGCGGCAGGCGGTATCCGTCAACGGATGCCGCCGCGTGATTGGCCGAGTAGGTGTCCTGTGGGAACGTGCCGAAGGCGGACCACGAGACTGGCGTAGTGCCCACGTTTGTCGCCGACACGTCATGCTGATACCAGAACGACTGCAGTAGCTTGGCAAACAGCGTATTGGCCGAATAACCGAACGCTGTGAGCTGGTTTGCCTTCCAGTCGGCCTCCTCGGTCCACTGACGGCAAACGACCGTGCGGCGCTGCTCGTACATCGGATCGGTCGGCCAGTTCAGCGCCTGGGTATTGGTGTAGATCTTAGACTTGTCAACGAAACTGCGATTAATCCCCCAGCTGGAGCGCCCCGAGCGATCGGTGACGTACGCCGACAGGTAAAACAGGTAGGACATCAAGGCGAACTGCAGGCGGGAACGAGCGGTCGCGGTCGCGCGCGCGCCGTTCCACTGAGGCACTTCTTCCAGCTGCAGGTAGTCCCCGAACTCGATCGACTGTTCGTACCCGGAGATCAAGAAATCCTTCTTAAAATCCCGCGGATAGAACACCCATTCGGTGCTTGCGTCACCAGGATCCGTCGCGTCGTCCCAGCGGAACGTCGAGGCTTTCCGGTAGCCGGAATCCGTATACTGCTTGGTGTGCTCGTCATTGGTCAGGCGACGGCTATACACCGCTCGATCTTCCACCGTCGTCCCTGGAAACTCCTTGCCCGCATACACCACCACCTGATCCCCGATAATAGCCCGAAGATGGACCTCTCTCGTGAGTTTGACGGAGATCTGGGAATCCTTACCTGCCCACAGAACACCTGGGCGCGGTGCCACTTTGAACCGAATACGGATCGGCTTGTCGTTGTTAATGTACGCCGTCAACGAGGACGGCTGGCTGGTAGGCGGTAGCGCGCCCCACGAGGCTCCGATCTTGTCTTCGACTTTCAGCTCGAGCTTCGTGGGTTCTGGTAAATGCGTCAAAATCGCAACGTTGACGTCGTCGTCCTTACTGCTCAGTTCCCTTTCGGCAGGCGTCGTCGTCTCGGCTTCAATGTGGACATACCAACGGGCGTACGTTCCGTGGCCAATAATCGGGACACCGTCCACATTTCGCGCCAACCAGATGTACGCCAACGGACCGAGGTCGCCGCCGCCAACTTCTTGGTTCCAGACATAGAACCCCCGCCCAACGCGCGGCTTCTGATCGTCCTCGAACGTACCCTCAACCAACTCGGAATACAGCTCGGACTGGACCGCATTCCACAGGCCCAGCTGGTCCACGCCGTCCCAGGTGAACACCTTGTCGGCCATCACGGGCAGGTATTCCCAATGCTGCTCCGGCTGATTCGCGTCCGAGGCCGGGTTGGTTAGCCAGCCCACGACCGTGTGATCCTCCCAGTTCCGGATCGATACCCGATACATCCCCTCCGCTAGGACGGAGAATCGGATATTGACCAGGTTGCCGAGCTCGCTCGTATACGGGTCATAGAACGGGCTCTTGGAAACACCACCAGCAATCCCATTCGGGTCGCCGCCTCCAACAGGGAACAAGGACCGATACCGCACATCAAAGGTCAACACTTCGTCGGTCGATACGCCGGTTGTGGTCCCTTGAGCCCACGGGAGGGAGACGCCAACACTGGTGTAGTTCAGCCCATAAAACTCGTGGTACGGGTTATTCGAAAGCCACCCGGTGTTCATGCGGTCCGTACCCACCCGGTACGACAAGAAGATCTTGCCTTCCGTGGCCAAAGCCGCACCGCCAGTCAAGGCTTTCTGACCGCGGAACAGCGAAATGACCCCGTCGGTCTCTTCGTAGTAGAAATAGTCCGACCGATCAACGGATCCAGCCGCCACGGTCGAGTCCAACGCGACCTTGGTCGCGGCAGCGTCGGAATACAACTTGACCCGCACCCCCTGCATCGTCCATTCGGGCGGGATACCAAACGTCTTGATCAGCTGGAGCGGCTGCCACCGACCACTAATGGGTATCTCCAGGATCTTTGGCACTTCCACCGCGGTGCGACCCCCAGCGACAAAATTGCCCTTGATCTGGAAGGTCCCTGGGACTGGAGGCCAGGGCGCATTGCCCGGCATACTGAGCGTCGTCCCGCCGAATGACAGACCATTATACGCCACCGTATTGCCGATCACCTGCTTGACCAGACTCGGCGAGGGATTGCTGTACGAATGTCCACTGAGTGACACATAATCCACCGTCAGTCCCGTGACCGGCTTGTTGTCGAATTTCGACAGGTCAATGTCCGTTCGGGGCTGGTACGCAGGATAGTCAGGCCACGGCTCCGTCTCGATCGTGGTCTGGAACTTATTGAGGTCAATCCGGTGCTGGATCTTGCGCACGTACTGCGTCGTGTCCGGCGTGACGGTGTTGAACTTGCTCTCCTCCACCGCGACCGGATCGGTGATCTCGAGCATGGGGAGCAGCGTGTGCGTTACCGTGGTGCCCACGCGCGGAACGGATTGCCGGTAAATGAAGACCTGAGCCAAGTACTTAGCTAACCCATCGTCGGCGATCGCTTCGTCGTAGATGACCGACTGCTTCAGGTACCCGACATAGTTGGTGGCGGTACGGTCCGTAATCGAGCCCAGGTCGATCGCGTTCTGGACGACGAATTCCTGCTCGGTCGGCGCCTGGGCTTCTGCGAACTTGTCGCTGTCCGTTACCGCGGCCTTCCGACGACCCACGATGGTCACCTTATTTCGGACGGCATCCTGCTGAGTCTTGGTCTGTACCGTCAGCGCGGCGTCCAGCGTAGACAGGGCGGGCAGCTTCGGATTGTCTGGATCCTGCGCATAGGCCAGGATGCAATCCACATACGCCGGTGTCGTTCCGGCGACGGGCTGGAGCGTCACTATCAGCTGTAGATAATCGCCGGTATACGCCGTATACACGGTACTATTACCGCCTGGAGCCGTCACAGCCGAGTCGAAGAACAGTTCCGGCTCTCCGACCGTAGCGGCAACATGCACTTGCTCTTGGGTTTCCTGGTATCCTTCCGACACCGTGACGATACGAGGCTCCCCGAGCTCAGTAATACGTCTCTGGTTGCTCTGCGTAGTCAGGTACGACACGTCCGAGGGTGTGACGGTGACAATCCAGTCGCGAATACCACTTGCCCGCGGAAACGAAATATCTACCCGCGAAGCATACACAGTCACTTCGAACGTCGGCGTAGCGCCAGAGGCGGCCGACATGTACGTCGCACCGTACGCTGCCGGGTTAATGACCTCGGTCGCGGTGCCCGTCTTCACATCATCGGTGGTGATATCGTGAACATACGACGGGGAATTGGCGGGAAATAGCACCGCCGCGCCGGTGACATCAAACCGGCAAATGTACCCCACGCGATCAGTCAACTCACGAGCGCGGGCCCAGAGGTCTTTGGTGGGTTCAACCTTAAAGACGTAATCGTCGTCGTACGGGCGCGTTTCCGTAAAGGACAACCCAACATTGCCGTAGTGAACCGCCCGCGGAAGCCGAAGGGGCTCGCCAGATAGGGTGTCCGCGCGGAATCGCTTCAACAGAGCACCATTGATCTCAACGTCCCTACCGTTCCCGTTATCCTGCACGGCCTGGAACAGGCGACGAAAACAGATTGGGTCGATACCGGCCCGAATCCCCAGTTCTTCAACGGCCCATGCGAGCGGCCAGTTGTCGAACGCGGGGACATTGTAGACCGGCTGCTTCCGATCAACCGGCAACACATCGGCATAGTCAAGCACCTGGAAACCACGGGCCATGTAACTAATACGATCCGGTGCCTGCTCGTACTGCTCGACCATGCGACCTTCAAAGCTCACGCAGGTAATCTGCAACCGCCCGGTAGAGCCACTACCAAAATCGTCTACCTGCCCCGTAAAGATCGGCATCCAGGACGGAGTCTCCGCCCGCTTGGCGACTTCAATTTGAATCAGTCGCTTCCGCTTGAGCGTGTGCAGCAGATCCCCGGCATCATAGACCCGGAGGGATCCCGGATCGGTCTCCGGATCTGGCTGATAAAACACCCAGCCACTCCCATCGTTGATCGCCGGATTGACCAGCGGGACCTCGATGTCGGCGCGGATAGCACTGCCCTGTTCGTGGTTGACATTCACCGACAGGATATACGGCAGCTCCACCGCCTGAACGTCCGCATGAGAGAACAGGCTCGCTGCGAGGAGTGGCGCGGCTTGCGCTGCCGCCTTGGCGATCGGTCCTCTGCTATTGGCATCGGTGGGCCGTGCCGTCGGAATCGCCCGAATGACCAGCCCGCCCCACGAGTCGGTCTTGTCCTGCACGTAGTACACATGCAGGGTCGAGGTGGAAGAGAAGGTGTGCGTCGACGAATACCGGAAGCCGTTTTCCAGAAAATCGCTCTCCGAGACATCTCCCTTGAACAGCGTCGTCCTCGTCGCACCTTCGACCACATCAATCCGCACCCATCCGGATCCTGCCACGGCAAACGTGAAGACGTCGTCATCCGCCAGCCACTGCCGACGAGACCGTGCAACGAGTGCTCCCTGAAAGCAGAGCGCCACTCGTCCAGTATACGCCCCGCCCCACCAGTTCGGAGTGCCGCTCCCCCAATAGGACTGCACCAGAGGCCACCGGCCATCTGCCACGGCAGCGGATGCGAACGATCCATTGGTGAAAGCGGATTCCGGACTGGAACCAGACGCCACCGCCTTGAGCGCCGTGGCGTACTGGCTCCAGTTGACCGATTCCGCCAACGGCTGAAACACCCGAAGCTTCAACCCCTCGGACGCCTCGTCATTTTCAAGCGTCGTATACGGAGTATCCCAACTGCGAACCCGGAACTGCCATTCCTGGTCCGCAGAGAAGAACGCTGAGGTGGTAGGCGTCGGCCGCATTAGTAGGGGATCTCCTCGTCGATCACAAACGTGAACTTGGTATTGCTATACCGGACGGATCCACCATCCCCGCGCAATTCGCGCGTGGTATCCAACACGCGTGCCTTCCACCAGGCGGGTTCCGACCATGACAGCAGGATCGTGCCGGTCCCGAGCGGGCCGCTGAGGGGATTCTCGAGCGTAAGGCTGGTGCTGGTGGCCCCAATTACCGAGCGTCGCTCAAAGGGGTAAACCGTGCTTCCAGGAAGCACATCGATGACCGCATTCTTGAGCAGGGACGGACCGACGTTTGCAGGGAGCGACACAGACAATGTGGTAGTGCTCGTCGCCGACGCCGTGAGCTGCACCTGGCGATTCAGGTTCAGCAATCCGGTGACCCCGTCATAGACATAGATTTGCGGAGGAAGACCACGCGCCATGCGCGTGCGGGCCGTGAGCTGTTGAAGCCACTTGTAAGTGCGCTCGTAGGTCACCACCTCCGGCCCAGCATTGGACCAGATCCAGCTGCGGCGTCGTGGGTCGCGGTTAGTAACCTGAGTAATCACACGCCCATCGGCGGTCTCAATCACTTCGCCGAGCTCGGCGTTCGGGTACTCCACCCGCGTCGGTCCGGGAAGGAGCGGAACGTCCTGATTCAGCTTCGCCCCAGCAAGGTCGGCCATCGCGATGCGGAACCCAACCAGTTTGGTCGTCGTCGTAACGGGCATTGCTTCCCCCATAAACACAAAAAGGCGCACCGTACCTGAATGGGCACGGGACGCCGTTTTGCACTCCGAAACTCCCCAAACGACACTCCCCGTGACTCTAATAAGTCGAGTCACGGGGAGCTGAGCGTAGGTTAGCGTCGGATATCGAAGGCGCTGCCTGCTCCTCGTAGTTCGTTCCGGATCGCGTCAGCCACTAGGGCCGCTACCTTCTGCTCATCCTGACCAGGAGCCGCATTGACCGTGATATTCATGGACACATTTCCGCCGCTGCTCGAGCTGTTCGCACCAAACGGACGGAACGTCGGCACCACAAAGCCCGTCGGGACATTCATGAACCGGCTATCGAGCTGCAGCATCCGCGTCTGATTCTCAACCGCTTGAATCTGCTGTCGCGTATTGCGTTCGATGAGTTCCAGCGCGGTGATCTGCTTTTCGCCGTCCTCCACATTCTTCTTGAGCAGGCCACCAACCAGACCACCAAGCACACCACCAATAGCACCACCCACCGGGCCGAGCGGTGTCATCGTCCCAATCATGGCCCCTATCGAGGCCCCTTCCTGGGCGAAGTTGGCGTCCTTATACGGGGAGTTGTTGTTGCCGATCTGCCCACCGGCCAGGGAGCCCGCCAGCACCAAGGCCGCTTCCCCAGCGGACTTCCAGGAACCCCCGCGAGAACTGGTACTGATCGACGAATTGCCACCGCGCGTCCCCTGGGCATCCATGGTGCTCGTGCCCAGTGTGACGCCGACGCGATCAACCGGCGTCCCGCCGGACAGCAACGCCCCACCAGCGGCTGCCGCCGCTCCAGCTGCCGCTGCGGCCGTACCCTCGGCACCAGCCCCTGCAACTCCCCCGCCCACCGGACTGATGTTCGTGGCGCTCAGCGCCCCTTGCAGGGCGTTTCGTAGTTCGATCGAGGCATCACGCACGCCGTTCCGGAATCCTGCCTCGATGTGGGTTTCCGTCGTCAACGCCCCGTTATTGAAGCCGTCACGGAGCACCGAACCAAGTACACCCGTTTCACTGAACGCCCGACGCATAAAGACATCGACCAAACGAGCCTGTGCCGCCTGGCCCATGGCCTCGAACATCTGGTTGCGCCCTTCCACATTGAAATTCCGATACGACATCAACACATTGCGCATCGGATTGGTCATGTCCTGGACCAACTGCATCGCCTCGTCCTGGCGACGACGCGTCAACTGACCATCCAGCGTGGCGACCGTATTATACTGGGCGGCCATGCGTTCCCGATCGGCCGTTGACTGCGTGTTGGCAAAATCCCGCCGAGCCTTCGCGAGCGCCTGGTCCTTCGGCGTGCCGTCAGGCATCAGGTTGGCCTCGGCGAGCGCGGCATCGCGTGCAATCGTCGCCTGGGCGATCTGATTATTATAGGCCAGCTGGGCGAGTGCCTGCTGGGAATTCAACGTGACCATCGGATTCCGCGGATCGAGCTGCTGCAAGGCAAAATCCCCCTGCAACAGCGCCTGCTCTAGCGTGAACCGCCCCTGGGCATTCGCTCGAGCATTGTCCGCCTGTACCTGAATCTCGTTACGCTTCCTTTCGCGCTCGACTTCGGCGAGAATCATGTCGTCAAGGACCTTGCGCGCCTTCTCCCGGCGCTCGGCCAGCGTGCCCTCGAGTTTGGCAAGTGCGTTCAGCTGTTCTTTGGTCTTTACATCGCCAAAGGCACCCAAGGCATCCAGAACGTTTTGCAGCTCCTTCGCGGCGACCTGCAGTTCCTCCGGACTATCCGACCGCAGCCCGAACGAAATGACGTCGGTCAGCCCCTTCTGCGTCGCCGCCACATACTGCTGCCGCATCGCATTGAGCTTTTCGATGTCCCGCTTCCGTCCACCGCTCAGCGCAGCGATCACCGCGGGATCATTGGCGATGCCTGCCCCAAGTGCGCCGCTTCGGACACCGCCTTCTTCAACTTGAATCTGGCGCAGGACCTCAGCATCTGCACCAACTGCCGTGCCACCCGACAACACGCTCGCTGCCAGCTTCGCACGATCCGTCAGCAGGCGAATCGGCACCTGATCCATTCCAATCAACATCTGCCGAGCCGCCTGCGCCCGAGCACCGACCGAGTCAAACCCCGTACCGTATTGCGCCGACAGCCGCTCTTCCGTACCGATCTCCGCCATACGCGACGCAAACTGCATGATCGGCTCGAACATCCGATCCCGGATACTGAAGTCGAGCGCTTTAGAGGTAACCGCTGCCGCCTGAGACGTACGCGTCAAGCTGTCGTTCAGCTTGAGTAGACGGTCCTTGTACTCCTTCATCCCCGCCGTTTGGATATTGATGGCCTCGGCGGTCTTCATGAGTTCCGCGCGAGCCAAATCTACCGCTTGCTGGAAGGCCTCGACAAAGGCACCACCAGGCGTTGCGGCCTCACCCACCGTCCCCAGTCCGCGCTGAATGGCCTTGATCCGCTGATCGCCGTCGTTGCCAACGGCTTTGTTGATCACACCGATAAGGTCCGCGGCCAGCTGCCGCTGATTGCCCAGACGATAGTACGCTCCGGACAATTCACCCTGTTGCTGCATATTCAGGTTACCGGCCTGTGCAGCTGACTGAATAACGGCCTGCGGAGTAATGGTCTGATTTGACTGACGGAGCCGCTCTTCAGCCGCCTTGAGCTGAGACCGCTGGTTGGCATTTACGAGCAACTGTGTACGAGCGTACTCATCCAGCTGCTGCAGCTCCTGACCAAACGTGAGCCTCCCAGCCATGTCGGCAAACGTACCACGCGTCCCTGGGGCTCGTAGATTGTTGGCAAACATGAACTGCTGCCCAGCGTAGCTATACTGCTCAAAGAAGTCATTAAAGGAAAACCGATTGGTCACCTTCACCCGTCGGCCGGAGCCGGGCATACCATTGTAATCAACCAGCATCTCCTGTTCAGACGAGTTCTTCAGCGTCTTCATCAAATCACCGAAGGACTTGTCCACCTCGGAGAACAAATCAGCAAGGTCCTTGCGAAGACCAGACGTCATGGTATCTGGTACCGCGAGGCCGTACGTTGCCGTTGAGCGGACCAGCGCCAGCGCCTCCGCCGCAAGCGCAGCCGGATCGCCGATGTTAGCAAATCCAGGTAGCGCCGCGCTCAGGTTCTTGACAAGCTCCTCGAGCGTCCGATCATACTGCTGATTTTGCGGCAGCTTCCCTCGGTCAACCTGATCCTGGACCTGACCCGCCGCCGAAAGGAACGCCGTGCGGACCTGGCTGGACAGTTCGTTCGTGTCCATCCCGTACTGGGTTGCCCGCCGGGAATATTCCTGGAAGAAGTCAGATTCGCGGAAGGTCTGCAGGTCGAATTCATCCGGCGTACGGACATCAAACTGATCTTGACGATTCTGGAACCACTTCAAGATCCCCACAATCACCGCGACTCCCGCAGCGATAGCGGCGATCGGCGCAGCATACCCAGCAACGCCCGCAGCGAGACCAGCGCCTCGGACCGCCGCACCACTCAGGAAACCACCGCCAGCACCAGACGCAAATTGCATCAGCCGCGGGGCCAGCGCGGATCCAATTCGCGCAACCGCGAAGCTGGCACCAGCCGCCGTCAACATTCCGGCAGGACTCGATAGGCCCTCACCAGCAGCAGCGCCCGCACGCAGTCCGGTCTTGAGCAGGCTGGCCACACCGGTGTCGTTGAACAACGTCGAGGCAAGCTTCGTGAGGGACGTATTGAACTGCGCCAGTGAGGCGGATACGGTATCCATGCGCAGCTTGACACGCTCTTGCGTGTCCCCGTAAGCCAGGGCGCTCTCGTTTGCGACCTTGAGGACCTTCGTGTTGTAGTCGTCGAGCAATGCCGCCGCCACGTTCGACTGACGGGCACCCGCGAACGTCGTCAGCAGCTGCTGTGCCTTGACCGTATCGCCGCTAGCCTTGAGCTCCTGATACCGGTTAGCAATATCTCCAAGAATGTCCTGCAACGGACGCAGCTCGTTCGGGTTATCCCCCGCCAGGTTAATCTTAAACTGCTCCTGCAGCGCCTTGGCGACCTCAGGAGCACCGAGACGAGAGATGATGAACCGCAGGGACGTGGCCGCCTGCTCGCCAGTGACACGCGTCCGTTCAATGATCGCCGTGGACGCACCGATAACCAAGTCGAGGGCGTCGACTGCGCCCAGGGCCTGTGGCTGCAGCTGTTGCGCGAGCGAGCCCGCCCGCTGGATTGCGTTGGAGAGGTCCTGCGCACTGACCGCGTACTGCGACTCAATTCGGGAAATACGATCCAGAATATCAAACGCGGTGACCTGCCGGTCCGTAATGTTCTGGACCGCGATGAGCATTTCGGTTGCCTGCTGCGCATCAAGCCCGGCGCCAATCTGGGCGGCCAGCGAGGCCCGCGTCAGGCTGATCGTTTCATTGGGGTCCGCACCCGTCTGCGCAAACAGCTTGGCGGAGCGCATCGATTCCTGGACGGACACCCCGTATTCCGTAGCGGCGCTGAAAACGCCCGAACCGATCGCGGCAGCCTGACCGCCCGATCGGGTACTCAGCACACCTTGAATGTTCTTCAAGTCCGTTTCAAACTGCACCGCGGCAGCCGATGCCTGACGAATCTCGTTCGCGATCGTGTACAGTATTCCACCCGCCGTCATATAAGCGGCGAGGTTCTTGAACTTATTGACCACGCGGTCCATCATCGATCCGCCAGCTTCCGCGTGATCAATGGACGCCTGCGTCACCTTCAGCAGGGCGTTGTACAGCTTGCCCAACTCGCCGTTGAGCTGCCCGTACTTTGCCTTGAGCTTGTCGACGGAGCGCTCGGCCTGTGGAACGTTCAGGTCGTCATACCGCTTCCCAATGAACTCCTGCAATCCGGCACGAGACTGCTCCAAGCTCTTGCGACGCGCCTGAATCCGTGGATCATCGCCTGTTAACAGGGCTGATTCGGCATCAATCGTTCGAAGCTTCTTCTCTGCATCCAAGATGGACCGATACTGATCACCGAACGCGTTACGCGTACGCGCGGCATCGATGACAGCCGTCGCGGCGGCAGACACCTCATTGTTCCGTCCGGAGAAGAACCGAGGATCGGAAGAACTCATCGCGCGGGCGTTCATCGCAAACGTCTGCATCAGTGCATCCATCTGCGCACTGTTCTGGGCAATCTGGCGCGAGGTGGTGCGCGTGGACATCTGCGCACCCACCTGGGCATCGAACGTGGCCAGAAGGTCCTGCGCACGCATCTGGGAATTGCCGATCTGATTCCGCCCACGCAGGATGAGCTCCCGCAGGACCGCCGGATCCGTCCCAAGGACAGGAGCGGTTCCAGACAATGCCGGGCTGCCGGTCAGTGTCGGCATCGTGTCGTCATACCGGACACCACGACCGCCGCCGTATGCCTGGCGATTGATCAGCCGGTCCAGCTCGCCCTTGGTCTTGATCTCCTCACGGGACAGCCGATCGGCGTTCTTATCTGCCAACGACGCCCCAGCCAGCCCACGCGTCGTCGCCAACGCATTGACCTTCTCCAAGGCTGCCGCATACGGCTTAAGAACTTCCGCCAGACGCTGGAACTCCTTAATGACCGGGTCAAACTGTACGGTCGCCAGCTCCGACATCGTCTTGTTAATGCGGGCCAGAGCGCCTTCGACCCCGTTCATAGCGTCCAGGAATTGCTTGGCGGCGGTCGTCTCGGCGGACATGGTCTGGCCGAGTTCGTTGACACCTTGCAGCGGATTGTCGAGCAAACGCGAACGGACACCGCCCTTCCGGACATAGGCCCGCTCCTTGGGATCCAGGAGCGCCCCGTCCATGATGTCGCCACCAACGGCCATCGGCGACGTGCGATAGTAGTAGCGCCCGCCGAACTCCAGCTCACGCTGCCATTCAAGCATCTGTTCGCGCCGATAATCCGTGAAGTTCTTGGGATCTTCACGTGCCATGGTCTCATATCGCCGGAACATCTTCTCGGCAAAGGCCCGGCGCTGCTCCGTCTGTGGAGCAAACTCACCACCACGACTAATGAACCCACGAAGCCACCGCTCACGAACCTCGCGATCCGGCACGTCGCGGTAACCGTCCATGAACGGCGCGGTATCAATGTCCAGGTTGGGATTGAAGGTCGGCAGCGGAAACGTCCCGCGCGGACGCGTCAGCTCAAACGCAGTTTTTGCGTCGTTGAACTGTCGCTGAAAGCGCCGTACGCCTCCAAGCGCACCCATCGCCTGGCGAGAATCCCGCGGAATGTTCCCGGCAATAACGGAGAGCAGGTTATTGCCCGTGATTTCGTCCGCCAGCTCCTTCGGGATAGCAGAGATCTGCCCAGAGCCCATCTTCTTGAGGGCCGCGGCATACTTGTTGAGCGTGTCGCGAACGTACTGTGCCAACGTGCGCGGCAGCAGCAGGGCTTCCTGCGTCAGATTGGGGTTCTCTGACGACAGGCTCTTCACGCGCTCCTGCGAGAAGTTGAGTTCTGCCAACTGGCGATTGATCTGCGTTTCCCGATCCCGCACCTGCTGTTGCGACAGATTCGGGTTGTTGATCGTGCGCTCGCGATCCATTTCGAGCTTCGCCCGCAACTGCGTGGCCGCCTGCATGACCCAGTTATTCGTATTGCGGAACGTCAGCTGGCCACGCTCGAGCTCCGCCTGTTCCAGCTTCTTCTGGTTTTCCCACGCCTGATTTTGGATCTCCTGGCGCTTGGTCGGGTCCGTCTCACTACGAAGGCTCTTGCCGTAAATGGCCCGCTGCTGCCGCAGCTGATCGATCTGCTCGTCAAGCGCCTTGCCCTGCGGACTAAAGGCGACACGTGCAGACATCCGCTCAAACACTTGCGGAATGGCCATGACGCCAGCATCCGCCGCCCGCTGGAACATGCTGCCTTCACGCGTACTCAGCCCAGAGAGGAACTGGGCTGCCCGCCGCTGGGCGAGGGCCTCGTGGCTCTGCGGCGCCTGCTCAAACACCGCCTCCGCCTGGGCCCGCTGACGCGAGCTCATGAAGTTCGGACCCCCTGCTGGACTCGTACGGAGCATCTCCGCATCCATCTGCTGGATGTGCTGCTCCATAACCATGGCTTCACCGCGCAGGTCGTCGAGCTTCTTGCGACGCTCCGCGATCGCCTGAACCAGCCCCTCCTGGCCTCGGAACTGCTGTCCAGCTTTTGCCTTCGCCTCCAGGTTGGCTAGCTTCGTCTCATACGTGCGAAGCTGATCCTCCGCCGTCCGCATATCGGCGCGTACTCGGTCCAAGCTCTCCGTCTGAGACTGGCGCGAACGGCGCAGCTGCTCAGGGTCAGTGCCGTACGCGGTCTTACGAAACACATCGGCACCCCACTTCGCCTCACCGGGAGACACTTCGCCATAGTACTGCTGACCGCCGCCGCCCATCGCGAGACCATTGCGGACCGCTTCGGAAATAGCCGTGGCCATTCCTGCCGTCGCGTCGGCGATACCTGAACGCAGTGCGTCGGCAAGCCGTGCGGCACCGGTTTCGAACGCCTTGTTGATGACGGAGGCGTCGATGGCCAGGCCGGGCGTGCGGCCGGACGCCGTAGTTTCCCGGACGACCTGCGACTGCTCGACCAGGCGCCGACGACGGTCCGCCAACCGCTGACGAAGGTCACCCTTCGTCAGGTCAAACGGATCGTCCCCTTCGAACCCGCTGCCTAGGGCCGACCGCAACGCGCGAACGTGCTTGTCCGTGATGACCTTGGCACCCTTATCCAACTCATCAAGCAGCTTATTGACCGTATCGATGTTGCGAATCTGCCGGTCGAATCGGGTAGGCACCGGACGGCTGCCGCCACCGCCCATGCCGGAGACCATCTGCGCCAGCTTACTGATCGACTGCTCGAGCGCCGTGGTGTCGACCTGCACGCTTCCGCCACCACCGCCCCCGCCACCGTCGCCGCCAACTGCATAATTGACACGCCCGCCCCCGCGGGAGAAGCCCTTGCTGACCGCCTGGCCAATCTCCTTGGACAGGCTCTCGAGGGACGTGGCGTTGACGCGCACGTCAAACTCTGCGCCTTTTCCAGACAGCTGCTGGATGGCAACAATGGTATCGTGCAGCTTCTGGAGCTCACCGAGCTTGTCCAGCTGCACAGAAATGAGATAATTCAACCCACTTGTTGCCATGACGATATCCTCGGCTACCGAACGGTCAGCAAATCATCCAGCGCTTTCGTCAACTCCCGGTCCAAATCCAACAGGTCTTCCGCATGAAACTGCCCGTTGTTATTGAACAAGAAGTTCATCGGTTGCGTACCACGTAACAGCAGTCCGACATTCTCATTGTTACGAGGCCCATAGTGCCAGGTGGGTTCCTTGTTTGCACCAGGATTTCCCGCCGTTTTCCGCCGCGCACCCGTGCCAAATTCCAAGTGCCGCCAAAAGCTTTTATAACGGGAACTAGTCGGCATACCCGTCAACATATAAGTCGCAGATGGAGTCGTCAGATCATCGACGACATTCATGGGGCCAAGGCCCACTCCCGCCAGGTTTCCGACTCTCCAATCCTGCACAAAATTGGCGTCGGTGATAATGCTCAGAAGCGCGATCATCTGACGGCGAAACACATTACCGGTCTTGAGGCTGAACGTATGCGATCGATACGTCTTCCCCTCAGGGCTCTTCTTGAGCTGCTTTATCATGCGCTCGTTGAGCTTCGTCAGCCGATCCCGAAGCTCCGCCGCACGATCCAAATCACCAGACACCTGTGCGTCGTTTAGACGATCCATGGTGCGGGCAATGGTGCCTTGTAACCCCACATCCTCCATACGCTTCTTGATCTGCTGGCTTGCAGGGCGCTCGACCCCCTGTTCTTTCAGCACCTGCATCTCGAGCGCCTTAGTCATATTCGCCAAATACCGCGCACGAACATTCTTTGCCACCGAGCGAAGGACTGCGACTTTCAGAATCCGCCGCACCACCTCATCGCCCTTTAACAAGTGCTGAAGGCCAGCAGCCGCACCATCAAAACCGGACGACGAAAAGGAGAACCGCACCTTAATCGTGAAGGAACCTGGAGGACTGGCAACCCGGAACGGTGTCTTTTGAGTGGCCTGAACCGCGATCTGTTGCTGCCGCTGTTCCGACGCCTGCGCGCCGCGACGCTTGGAGCGCTCAACCCGCTGACGACGATACTCCTGATACCACTGCTCACGGTTGTACTGCGGGCGAGGAAACTCCGGCGGCATCGGCTGCGACCGGAGCATCCCCTTGTCCATATTCCACTCGTCTAAGTCATCCGGCGGTGCCATACTCACCCCTTAAACTCTGGGACCCCTGCGAAATCCGCTTGCACGTTCTTCTTACCGGACTTGATCGCCATTTCCCGCGTGTAGTTGGTGTACCACCGGTCAAGCTCCTCGTCGTCCTCGATGATATGCTCGTCCGGTTTATCAGACGGCAGCATGTTGTTGAGGGAGTCGTAAAACCGGGCGTACCCCAGCAGGGTTAACTGACCATCGTCTATGTCGTAGCCAGAACCGAGGCCGAAGAGCCGGAGTCCGTCTCCGCCGCAGGACTTGAATCGAGCCTGGAAGTCGGCGGAGCGGGCGATTCGTCGGATGGCTCGGACTCCCCACTGGACGAAGTCGTCTCCCCCACGTCCGCCGCGAGAAAACCGAAGGTCTGGAGATACTCCCGCGCCTCATCAGGAATACCGTTCAGGAAGAAGTAGGCTTCCACCAGGAGCCACTGGATCACCGACTCAGGGAACTCCCAGAGATCCTCGAACGCAGGCGCCAGCAAGCCAACCGGCTTCCCGTTGGCGTCCACCACGTCCGTCGTGAAGTACAGGCGGGCCATCTCCTCGGCATTGTCGCGCCGCTGCTCGACCGAATCGGAGAAGATCTTGGAATGCTTGAGCTGCAATTCGGCCAAGCGCAGGCGCTCCTTCTGGAGCTTGACATACCGCTGCAGGCGCTCCCGTAGATCGTCGATCGTGTTCAGGTAATCGATCGTCTCAAGATCCGGCACCGCATTGACGAGCTCCTGATAATCCAGATCGAGGCTGTACACTTCCCGACCCTGCTTCGACGCGTGCTTGGCGTCGTACTCTTCAGAACGGTCCTTCGACCATTCCAGCCAGCGATCAAAACGCTCAATGACCTCCGCGGCTTTGTCCGCGTCCGTAATGTGCGTACTGATTGACTCCCGATAGGCAGACGCCGCATCCAGCAGCTGGACGGTCCAGCTCGACTGATCAACCCCATTCACGAAAAGGGCGCCCATTTCCCGGCTGGTCGAGGCCTGGAGGTCGGTCATCTCCTTGTCCATGGCGGAAGACCATTCCCCACGTTCCTGGACAAGCTTCAGGATCTGCTCATGGCTCAGAATCTCAGAATCCTGGAGGTCCTTGTGATACTGCCGCTGAACCACCTGGGAGATCTTTCGACGCTTCGCAGGGTTCAAACGCGTAAAGCGGACCCGCGTGACCGCGACTCCGCATTCCGATTCGAGCGTCTCCGCCAGGGCCTGCGGCATGTCCTTAATCCGGTAACCCCGCGCCAGCTCGTCTTCCAGCACTGTATCCAAACGCTTTTGCGTCTGCTGCTCCATAAAGCCCCCGAATAGTCGGTTCGTGTACCCCGCGCCTCTACGTGCGCTATCCATCGAGAATAAGTCGATTCTTTGGCAACCAAAACGAAACCGCCGCCCTCAGGGGGCGGCGGCTCGTTCCGGCGGGTGTGGTGACAAAACTTAGATATTGAATCCCTGGACTTGGAACTCAGAACCACGGAAGCTCCAGGTGATCTCGCCACGGCCGCCGACGTTAACGCGGCTGCCCATGGAATCCACGCGGAGGTCACCGAAGGTCACCGTCTGCACCTTGGTGCCCTGCTTGGTGAAGTAGTCGATGATGACCGCGAACTCCTTCTTCATGTTCTCCGGCGCGAAGTCGTACACGTTGTCGTACACGTTCGACCCGGTGAAGGACTTGGTCAGCATCGCCTTCCAGTCCGCCCAGTCCGTCTCCATGACGGTGGCGTTCACGGACATGGTGAGCGGGTAGGTCGGGACGCGCTGATAGATCGTCGTGCCCTGGTCGTTGTAAGCCACCTGCCGCAGCGCCTCCATCCGGAGGTCGACCGAGTAGTCAAGCGACTGCACGCGCAGCCACTGCTCGGACGAAACCGGGGAAGCCTCATTCACAGGCGCAATGTACACATTCGCCTGGTAGCCGCGGACACCGAACACTGCCGTAGCACCGCTGCCCACGGTGTCCGGGGTATGCACCGCACTCCACTGGTTGTCACCGGAGACCGGGGTCGTCTTGTAGAAGACCGCCGTCGCCACGACACCAGACGGCACCGTGTAGCCAGCCGACATGGTGATCGTGCCGCCCGAGAACGCCGCGTACACCGGGTTCGCCACCTCAGTGGTGTAGGGAATCCCGTCGATGGTTACATACGCCAGCGTCCAGCCCGTATTGTAGGCCGCCCCGTCAATCAGAGTCAGCGTGCTCGAGCTGGCCTTGGTCGCCGGAACCGAGCGCACGACATGGTAGGGCGACGGGAACCCAACAACGAACTGACCGGCCCAATTGACCGTGTCCATCGCCATGCCCGTCGTGTCCACCCGGCCCGTGAGCGTGGTCGGGTAGCAGCAGCCAAGGTACACCGAGCGGTTGAAGGTCTTCTGCTCGGTCTTCTCATGCAGCACCGCATCGAACTTCAGGGCGGCCAGGTCGTCCTGGTTGAACGTGTAGCCGTTCACGCCCGTGCCGGACGCAGTCGGGGCATACTCGAAGCCCTCGAAGGCCCCGGTGCCGCTGTTGTACTTCGCCTTCATGCGGGCGATCAGGCCCGCCAGGTTTCCAGACGAGGCAAGCTCGAACGACCCGGAGGTCTCGAGCTCCATCAGGGTGTCGAGACGGGTCGTGCGACCAAGCTCGAACACATCCTGGGCATTGAAGTTCGGCTGCCAGGAGAAGTTCTGGACGAGCCCCAGCGTGTTGAAATTGTTCAGGCGCAGCGCCTTGTCGGTCCCAAGGACTTGAGTAACTGCCATTGTGCTATCCTCCTGTGGTTGTCGATCGCGTCACGAGACGGGCGATCACTCTGCCTTACGCCTCGTAACGGAGGCGCGCGTTCAACGTGAATTCAAAAGCTCTGCTTTCCGGCCCCAGCGGGTAAATCAAGGTGCCAACTGATGTCCGCTGTAACTCCATCAATCCTACTGATGCCTTCGTACCGGCATCATGATCCGCCACCGTGAGAAACTGACTCTCGTCAAACGCCACGCGGAGCGCATCTACGAGGTACAGCTGTTCACCTTGGTCCCGCGCCAGGCCGTACATATCCAGAGACGCAAACCGCTCACGCTCCCTCGATCCGAGGCCCAACAGACCGCCGTTCCCCTCATGCTGGACCTGCAAGACAATACTAGGCACCGGCATGTCCTCTGGGGAAAGGACAGCACCATCGCTAGTAGGTCGAGTGGGAAACTGCGGAAACGAAAAGTCATCGTTCCGTATCGTCAGGATCCCGCGACTATCGTTATACCGGGAAGCCACTGCCGAATCCGACAGAAGAATGGCCGCCTGATTCGCCTGGTATTGAGGATAGACCCCGTCCGGCGTCTGGAGGGCATCCAGGGTCGGCCAGTACAGCAAATAGTCGTGGCTCAACAGCGTACTCGCCAACACCTCGGCGACGCTGTTGGTCAGATTAGTCAGGCTGTACGCTGCGAGCGCCATACCGGATACACTCCTTCGCCAAGTTCCAAACCCGACGAATCACCTGGTTGCGAAGCTCATTGAACTGGACCGGGTGGGAGACCTCGGCAGGATCCAATGCGGCCAACTCTTCCATCGTGCCCATGAGCAGCTTGATCGTGGCGTTTACCTCCGCCTCGATCCGTTTCTGCTCTTCCGTACGTTCCATCATTACGACTTCACCGCCCCAGCCAGCGCCACGTAATACGTCCCGGAATTGATCATGCTGGCGGCTGGCCGAACGACGCTCATGACCTTGAATCGGGTTCCTGCGATTTCGACGTAATCGCACCCGTCCAGGATCGTTCCACCCTCAGGCTTGTCCACGTCGGCCGAGATCACACGAGCGTATCCCTTCACATCCCGGTTCCACCCGCCGATCTCGGCCCCTGCCCTGGTACTTCGAAGGTCACTCAGCGCCGACGTCTCAAGGTACAAACACGGCACCTCGACATCCGGCAGAATGCGCTCCGGCTCTTCCTCCGGGACGGGCTGGGGATTCGGCTTTGCCAGCAGCGGAGCGACCGGGAGCGGAACCGGCGTCGTCCCACTCGGCTTGGTACGAGCCTTGGGAAATACGATCCGCATGGTATAGTCGCTCGCCCGAATACGAGCGATGACCCGCTCAGACACCCGACGCGCGTTGACGGCCATTAGTGCTTCCTGGCGTTAGCCGTTGTCCGCTGATACGTCACCAGAAGCTGGTTGTAGTCCGATTTCAGCTCTTCCAGCATGGCCTTGTAGGCCCGCTCGGCAGAGATCGAGGATTCCTCTTCCAGACCAGATCGCCAGCTGACGCCCAACTCACCCCGATCCACCCGCTCCCGATAGGTGGACGACAAGACTTCATGCGCCACCGCGTAGATCAGAATGACCATCTGCGAGTCGGAGGCGTTTTGAATTCCATAGGTGGAGATATCCTGTCGGTTCAGACCGATCGCCACCGTGTCAAAGCCCTGGACCAGGCGGACTGCCAGCTCCACCCTGGCGTCTTCCGCCGATGAGAGGAGCTGGAGATCGGTCCGTCGCTGGGCAGCCGTGTCGACATCAGACAGCTTCCGGCGCAACATCTTCAACCACTGATCAGTCGTCACGGCCCCTCCGAGTTACTTAGGCTCGCGCCAGCCGGTTGCTGGAGCCTGTTTCCAGATGTCGCACCTTGGCCACCGGATTCAGCTCATCGAGCCGCTCCTCGGCCAGCTCTTCCACCACCCGGAACAGCGCAGGGAGATCCCGAATGGACTTCCGCGCCCGCTCCGGATCGTCCTGATACTTCGACTCCCCGATCCGGACAATTTCCTGGTCCACCGCGTAGAGCAACCGGCGCAGCGACGGCTCAGACGTCATTCCGGCAATCGCGTCGCGCAGCTCGTCCTCTGTGCGATCCACGATCCACATCCGAGGATCCAGAATGACGTTCTTCTTGGCGTCCGGGTGCATATCGTCCGGACGATCTTCCGGGGCGGCATTTTCTGCCGGACCCAGAATCGAGTCGTCCCGGACGATCAGCCCACGGCCCACCTGGTTGCCCGTACGAATCTGCTGCCAAAACGCATAACTGATGACCGCACGAGTCCGCGGGTCCGCCACGCCAGGAACCTCAGGGTTGAGGTTGTACTCCACCACTTGTCCAGACGTCTTGTCGAGCATCCCAACGCTGTAATTCGAAACATTCCGGATTCCGACGACGAGCTGTCCGCCTGTGAAGAACTGCTTCTGATTCGCACCCAGCTGGGCCGCCATCTGGGCCTGCTGCTGGGACATGCGCTCGATCGTCTCAAGCGCCTTAGCGTACCGCTCCTCCAAATCCGCAATCCTGGTCTGCTCAGCCTTACGTGGGGGCATGTCGTTCTCCCGCGCCTAGAGGCGCTGTGGTAATTCCCAGGATCCAACCACAGATCCCGTCAATAAGTCGGTGTCAGCAGGCAAAAGCGGGAACGGCTAACACCGCTCCACACAAGGGGATTGACGGGCCTGATCACAACCTTACGCCACAAACAACGAAGGGACCGGCGTTGGCCGGTCCCCCGTTGCCTGCGGAGTGCCGCTATCAGACCTCGATGATCCGATAGGCGTACGGGTTCCACACCAGGAGCCCCTCCTCCATCCGCATACCGGTCGTGAAGACGCCGACCCGCGGGTCGGTCTCGGCATAGTTCAGGAAGGAGAGGTCGATCTCGGCGAGGACCGCGCCCTTCGCCCCGCCCGCGATATACACGCGGTCGTTGCGGATGACATGGTTCCCGTGCTTCCGCGAGAACTTGTCGATGAGCGTCACGATCGGGCTGCCCTGGTAGACACCCGTCACGCCACGCACTTCGAACTCACGAAGCCCGTCCTGCGACCAGCCGTTGAAACCACGGATGGCCGGGTAGAGCGCCGTGTGACGGCCAAAGATGCTCGGCGCCTCGCCGTCATCCTTGAGACCATCGAGGGCCTTCTCGAGGTTCGTGTCGGTCAGCCCGCTGTAGCGGAGCGTGAAGCCGGACACGCCCGAGCGGTCGGCCGTCGCCGCGGGCACGCCCGCGTCGATACCATCGAGCACGAACTGCACGCGATTGCGGTTGATGGACTCGGCGATGTTGTTCACCGCGTCCGAGGCGCTCATCGCGCCCGAGGCGATCTCCTCGAGCGGAATCTCCACGGCAATTTCCTTCGCCGTGGTGGTCATGCCCCACTCGACCTTGGTCAGGCGCTGCGACAGCGCCTTGGTGCCGTAGGCACGCTTGGTAACCTTGAGGTCACCACGCATTTCCTGGAACAGGATCTGGTCGCCGAGGTTGTAGGTGCGGCGATCCACCATGAACGGGGTCGGGTCCGTGAGGGCCACGGTGTCCTCGACCAGCTGCACCACAAGCTGGGCGATCTCGATCTTGTTGGCCTCAAGCTCCTTGAGACCCTTCGGATCAATACGGCCCTTCTTGTCGTGTCCGACAGCGGCCTTGAAGATCCGATCCAGCTCAGTCTTGTGGTCCGCGATCTCAGCCGCGGTCCGATTAGCGGTCTTAAACTGCATGATCAATCCTCCTTATTCGGTGATCAGGTCCGATGAGTTAAACCAGCTCGATGCGGACCTTGCCGCCGAGCACGTCGAACACGCGCCCAACCACCGGAGAGGTGATCGCGCCAGAGACGTTGGCCTTGCAAAACTTGCCGCCCTTGATCGCCAGCGCCTCGCCGACTACCGGAAGCGCGCCAGAAGCGGCCGGGTTCAGCGAAGTGTGAAGGAGGGACGGGTCATACTCGATGATGGCGCCCTTCGCCACCTGGACAATCGCGTCGCCGCTCTTGATGGCAACCACGCGCGAACCCCACTCGGTCGGGACGCCGAAGAGGCTCTCCGAGACCTGGAGCTGGTCCACCGAGACCTTGGCGGCCACACCCCACTTGCCATCGACCAGCTCGGCCGAGTCAGAATCCCCGACCGTCAGGGCCTTACGCTCACCAGCGGCGTTCGCGCTGATCTTGATCACCGCGCCGAGGGCAATGTCCTCGCCCGCGACGGCGGTATGACGCGGCGCGTCATAGAAATTTGCAATGTGCAGCTTCATGTTTTCCTCCTACAAGGGTTGCCGCTATCGCGGGTTACTTGATGAGCGCGGAAACCTTCGCGCTCAGCTCCGTGACACTGCCCGCAGGCAGAGCGCCCTCTTCCTCAGAGAGCTTCAGGTAGCTGATCTTGGTATCAGCAAACCCAACAAACAGATCGCTCTTGAACTCCATCCAGCTCTCATCCGAGGCCGTCGACCAGCGGGCCACGAAACGAGCCTGCTCCTCATCATTCCGCTTGGCAAACGCCGCGCGGTACGACTCGGGCAGCTCCGCGAAACGGGCAGACCAGCGCTGCTCGATCGCCAGCTTCTCCTGCTCGGCCGCGATCTGCGCCAGGGAGGCATTCGCCGTCTCCAGCTCAGTCACCATCGCCGCCATCTGCTCCGCCGCCGTCGCCAGTTCGGCCTGCAGGGCATCCCGCTTGAGCTCGGCCTCTTCGGCACGAGCGGTGAGAGCCGCAACCGAAGCGTCGAGCTCAGCCAGCTTCGCCTGATGCTCAACCTTCGCCTGGGCCGCGAGGTCCAGCTCCGTCTTCAGCACAGCGTTCGCCTCGAGAGCCGCTTCGAGCGCCGCCTGAGACATGTCGTTCTGATTCTCCATTGTCTCCTCCTCCGTGCGCGTCGCCCGACGGGCCCTCACGCGCTCCTTGGCTTCGTTTAACACTGACCGCATGTGGTCGAGGCCACGAGAGCCGACAGCCAGCCACTTCACCTGCGCTACCACCCCCGCCAACTGAAAATCCTCGTAGTGGCGGGCCACCCACGCCTCACGCAGGCGGACTGCATACTCCTCAGTCGCAGTGGTCGTCTTGCCCCCACGGCGAGCCACCGGAGCTAACCGGCGGAACTGGTCGTTTCCGCGGATATTGCCGCCTCGACGCCAGATTTCCGGCCAGTTTTCCTTCAGGTCGGTCGCCTCATCCAACGGAAACAACTTCCACTGGCTATTTCTGAGGCTGACCGCCTTATCTTCACCGGGCGTTGGGAAATTCGTCTTGCCCTTCTTGGCGCCAGACAGCACCTCGGTAGCAGATGCCTGCTCCAGGTCGCTGTCAGACCACTGCTCTTCATCAAGGGAAGCCGCATCCCACTCCCACCATTCACGGGGCCGCTTCTGCTCGGGCATCTGATCCATGTTCTCGATCAGGCCCTTCGCGTCCGGATCACCAGGCGGAACGTTCAACGCTGACAGCGTAAAGAAGACCGGCTCAATCGCGATCTCGTACGCTCCGTTCTGATCCCGGCCCCGCTCAACGTTGGTCGGGATACAGGCCATCGAGAACTCGATGTAGCCCTTCTCCCGCTGGATCCGAAGCATTTCCTCTGCGTACTCGGGAAACGCCCAGGCCCAGACCACCCCTTTTGCCTCGATACCAAGGGCGCCTCTGCCCTCATAGGCAGCGTCGTCCTGCTTGGCCTCGGCGGCGTACCACACCCCGATAGCCTTCGACACCCCGTCCTGCGGAACCACGGCACTGTGATTCCAGTCCATCGGCAGGAAGTTCGGCGCTGCAAGCTTCTCTGCGGCGGGCGCCAAGTCTTCGACGCGGAATACGAGGTTGTTGTTGTTCTTGCCTTCGTGAACCATCCAAGCCGTCACTAGCAGCTTTGTTGGCTCACCGTCGGTGACCATCGGCATGAACATCGAGGTCTTCATCGCCTGCGCGACACGAGCCTCTTCGGTGTCCCCAGGAGTGAGCTCCTGCACCGTCGCCCGCGCCGTGATGAATCGGACCCGTTCGAGACCAGCCGACAGGCCGTTCGAACTTTCCTGTCGGTTGTTCTCGTCCATCCAGCCTCCTCCGCTGTCGCCGACCACAAAGGCCATCACGAATGAGTCGTGATCAGCGCCGCAAAAACGCAGAAGAAGGCCCGGTTACTCGTTCCACTGTCGCGGGTTACAAGAGCTCAGACTGAAATTCACCACGCCGCAGCTCGCGAATTTCGTTGAGTTGTAGCAGGGTAGGAGTCGATTGTGCTGCGGTAAGGGCGTAACGAATCCGTTCGGCAAACTGCTCACCGACCGCGGACCAGGAGGGTAATGCCTCTGCACGGTCTCGACATGCCGACCCGAGATATTCAGTGAGATACGGGTCGCTAGCCAACTCAATGAGGATGTCGGCGGTGGCATTCACGTCCACTATCGCGTGGGCTGTGTTGATGTATTTCGGCTCAAACCGGTAATCCATCACGGGCAACAACTGCGCAGCCCCGGCCCAAATCTCGCGCGTCGCCGACCAGTCAGGTACAAGCTGCGTGACCCCGCATAACGCGCCTTCAACAGACGTAAGTCCCCACCCCTCACCACCGCCGGTGTTCAGCTGCACGTCCGCGGTGTTGTACAGCATCCGGAGCTGCTCATCGGTCAGCTCCGGGTACGTCCAGTGCGTACAAATCACCTTGTCCTGGACGCCGTACAGGCGAGCAAGCTGGGCGAGGTCCCATCCGTCCTTGTCATTACCACCCATGCAATGCAATACGAGCAGCGCATTCGGTCGAATCGCCGCGAGCTTGGCAAACGCCCGAATCGTGATGTCCTGGCGCTTACGGAACTGGTTCGTATTGACATTTAGGACGACAAAGGCATCCTGCGGGAAATTCCATACCGCCCGGCAGTCCGCCTTCGACATCGGATAGAACAGGGAGTGATCGATCCCATGCGGAACCGGCGCATACGCCTCAAGATTCTGCCGCTCAGCCAGCCGATCAACGCGCAGATGAAGCTCCATACCATCCTTGGGCAACGTCATCCATGCGGCACGTTCGCTGAGATTCACCCCGCGATTGGCATAGGAATCAAGGACCAGGTCCACCAGGTCCCGAGTGCCTATAGCCGTCTCTTTCGCACCAAATGTCGTATAGGGAACCGCGCTCGTCAGCGCCGCGGCACCCATGGCATAGCTCCATTTGATATTGGGCGTATCGACGGGATAATACCCAACGGTTGGGAATCCACGCGGCACGTAACCCAGGTAGTTGGTCTGATTCCACAGATCCTGGATCATCAGCACTACATCGGGCTTGTCCTGCTTGAGCCAGCTCGGGAGCTGCGTGACGGCAAGAGGATCCTGCGAGGTCTGCCGTGTGGGCTTCAGGTCGTACGGATATGGTTCGACACGGCTTTTTGATCCAAGTCCGTATCCAAGCCCCCGATGGATCACCTCAAAACTACCGGTGGACTGGAGATACGTCCCAATCCCACGAGCAACCCGCTCAAAACCAGTAGGCCACCCGCCATCAGCAACCATCAAAACACGAGTCATTACCGTTCGACCATATAGGGGACTTCAACCAACGGCGGCAGCGGAACCCGATTGTATTCTGGGGTTATCCCTGTCCGCTCTAGATACGCGACCTCCACCTGCTCAATGGATCGCGCGCGACGAGGGCTCATATACGGCTGGAAACGTTTCATTAGCTGCATGGCGCGACGACCACGGAGCATTAGGCGATACGTCACGGCACTGTTTGGACGACTTTCCCGACGATCCCTACGTGAATAACTAAGCCCCAAGATGGCAGCAATACGAGCAATCACATGCTCGTCTTTCATCTCGACTTGAATCACCGGGGATCGCTGACTGGCCAGGTATCCGAAATACGCTTCCCCCTCGAATACGCCGACCAGCCAGAAGAACGTGTGCGAATCGTCCAAACAGTGTACCGTGAAATGTTATATCTATTGACCGGTTCGACGGTCTTCTTACGCCTCCGTCACAAGCGCATCCGGCGTACGACCTGCGCCAGGATCCTTCCCATCGCCCTGGCCTTGGACGCCGCCCGTGGCCTGTCCCTGAAGACCCTGCGGAGGTGCGAACGCCTGTTCCCATGTAGTCACATCGGGATTCAAGCCACGTTCCTGGCACTTGAGAAGGAACTCGGCATTCGGATCCCGACCCGACGCGGAAATCAGCGAGTGCAGCGAGACCGCCCCCGCCAGGTAATCCGCCCGATTCTGCGTCCGCGTTTCCTTGTAGTCGGCCATGAGGGAGGCGTCGAACTCCCAGATCAGGTCGACCCCGTCATAGCCATTTTCGATCGAAATGCGCTCGCCCAGCGTAGTCAGGACAGCCGCAAAGTTGTTGGCTAGTTCCTGCATCTGGGCCGCGGCACCGACCATCGAGGCCCAGCTAGCACCGGATCCGTTCCCAACATTCCCCATTAGCAGCGCATCCGGAAGGCCAAGCGCCATCTTGATCTTCTGATCCGCAATCTCGTACCGCTTATTGAGGTCGAGGACTGACTGGTTGCTGCCCACGTCCGTGACCTTGACATCGTCGCCCTGCCAGACAATGACCATGGAGGGGGAGATTTCCTCGAAGAAAGACTGCATGAGGGCTGCGCGGGCCGCTGCCACATCCGCCTTGGAATACGGAGACTTGGGATCTGCCGACCCAACCTGAACGATCGTCAGGCGGTTAATCACGTTTTCCATACTGACCAAGTCAATCGCGGTCAGTGCCCGGCTGAACCGAATACCCAGCTTGGCCGGTTCGATCATGGACTCACCCACCGGGTCCGTGGCAAACCCCCGGTGCTTGACATGAAGAAGTAGGGCCGGAGTTAGAAGTACCCGATTATTCTTCTTCAGCTCTTCCTTGGTCTTGGTGTCCACCAGGCGCTTGACCACATCATTGATTTCCTTGGTCTTGCTGCCGTTGATAATCAGCTGCGCCAGCGTCGAATCCGGCTTCCAGTACCAGAGCTCTCCAAGTCCGGACAGCTCCGTCACTGGCTCCAGGTTCACCATGGAAATCGTCTGAATCGTCATCGGCAGGCTGACGTTCCCCACGGTCGGTAGATTCACCTTCGTCCACTGCTGACGGGCGACCCAATCTCCTTCGACCAGCGCGTGCCGCACCCCGTTGTGGACAATCGACTTCATGCCGCGCTCGCTGGTAATCACACCACCCAGCGGCGAATTGTTCACATTGACGGTGAAATAGTCGAGGATCATCTGCAGGTCCTCGATCGCCTTCCGCGACTTGCCCCGACGCGCATGGCGAACCTTGTACCGTCCGCCGACGCCAATCAGAGCCGCCGTCTTATTGACGGCGTTATTGATGATGCCTTCATTCTTGTAGATCTCTCGGTACTGCTTGACCTTGGTCGTCAGATTCGTTGTTGGTTTACCGCCGAGATCCGCGAAATCCGCAATCGTGGTGATATAGTCCGACGTCTTGCCTGGATCTCGGCTCAGGGCCGCCAGAGCCATAATTTCATGGCGGCCATCCTCGAGCGTCCTGGTCTGGATTCGAAGCTCCTTGCTGCTATGCCGAGGGGCAAATCGACCCGTAGAAACAATTTCCTGCCGGAGCCTCTCGTGCTCATCCCCGGCAAACAGGTCCTCGAGCATCATCGTGCCGCCCAAGACCTGGGTCTGAATGCCGCCAATATCCGTAATGTCCGCCATAACAGGTCCTCAGAGTCCGAGCTTGAACGGGGTGTCTATGCTCGCCTTGCGAATCTGCGCGGCGGCTACACGGGGACAATCGATACGACTGCAGACTGTGCCTTCCTCAACCTCCTGGTCACAGACGGCACACTTGTAGGTCTGTGCCGCGTGCGACAGCAGGCAGGGGTCCTTCTCACAAGGCGTAGTTGAACCGCAGGCACACACCGCGGCACTCGAGACGGCCTGGCACCCAGGCGTATCGCACTCGGCGGGCAACGTCTTGCCGCACACCTCGCACGTCTTAGAAAAGTCTGAACCGTGATCTTCCATGTCCCCCTCCTATGCGGGTAACCACCGCGCCCAGGGGCGGTGGCGTATCTTCGATCATGCGCTGACGAATCACATGGGCGCGCAACTGCTTGGCGGCGTAAATGAACGCTGCCCACAAGTCCTTCTTGTTACCGGCCTGTTCCGTATCACCCTTCATGAAGAACTGCCGAAAGTTCTTGGTAGGCTTCTGCTGGAGCGCCCGAAGCTGATGGGCCAGGATCTTTGCCCCGTTGTAGCCAATGTCAATCTTGACATCAAACGGTCGCTCGGATTCCGGAATATCCTTTGGTAGGTACAGCAGCTTCTGCGTCATCTGTCCGAGCGTAAACTCCACCAATCGGTCATTCAGCTGATCGGACGGGAAAATGGCGTCCAGCATGGGCAACGACCGCAGGTCCGAAGCAAACGCCTGGACGCGTTCGTCCGGATCAAGCGGATCGTAGATCCGGTACTCTTCCGGTCCGAGATCCTGCTTGTTGATATGTACAAGCTCATCTCGAACGCCCGAGCCACCACCGCGCATATCCAGGCCGACCGCCCGGCACAACTTCCACGTGTCCGTCTCGTGCGCATCATGGAAGTACACGAGGTTGTACCGATCCTTGAACTCCCGGATCTTGTTCGCAACGTCCGCGTGACTCGTCATCCGGTGCTGTTCCGCCCACACCACATTCGACCAGGACGACTTGCCCAAGCCGGTGACCGGGTTGAACTCCCCATCGGCCAGCGGGCCAACGCGCATAACGACAAATGCGGAAAAGTCCCGACTGCCAGGGGCATAGTCGACACCGAGCACACAGGGATCGGAGCACGACCACATGACCGGCGGGATAAAATGACTATCTGGATCGGGATACTTGCGCTTCCACTCCGCCCCACAATCCTCATGGGCGAGGATGTACCGGTTGCCCTTGCAAGAGGCCGCATCCACTACCTGGTGCGGGTACACATCACCCGTGGACGTATCCACGACATTCCGCTGCTCGGCCAACCAGATGGCCTCTGGGGTTTCCCCGGAGAGCAGCTTGTCCTCGACGTTACGATTGATTGGGTACGTAGTGATGATTTCGACCGGTACGCCCTGAACCTGAAATCGATTGTTTTCGCCGCGAACCGTGAACGGCAGTCCGCGGATATCGCGCTTAAACCGGCGAGTGGCATCCGGCCACGTGATCTCCAGTCGCCGACCATCGCGCGTGTCTAGGTGACGGCGGATAATGGTGTCCGTATAGTCGAAAGACACATACTGCGTCTGCAAAATGCCTTTTCGGCGATACTCATCATACAGCGGCCAGTTGCCCAACTTCGCAGCGTCCAGGGCGGCCAGGTCGCGAGCCATGCCCTCATACGCTGCCGTCGCCGTTTTCTGGAAGTCGCGCCACCCGTAGTCAATGGTGGTCGTGTAGAAGACGTTGTTAATCGCAGCGTTATCGCCGCCCGTCTTGAAGTCCCCAAGAACGTTCAAGAAGGAATCCGCGACCTTGGACATGAGTTCGAGGTCGGTGAAATTCGCCTCGTCTACATATAGGTCGTTGCCGCGAATACCTCGGATCTTTTCAGGGTCGTTGGTCGGAACCGTCAGCAAGTGAGATGCCGATGTAAAATCGATGCGCCAGTAGTTCTGTTGCCTCAGTACAACCTTTTCGTACACAACCGAGTTCTTGACGAAATCAAGACCAGACTCCTGGTCGAACCAGGCCCCGTTGATCCACTTCTCCGCATCGTCGTAAAGCAGCTGACCACCGCGAAAACCACCTGCCGAGAGTGTGACTCCTTTCCGCTTGGGAAAGAACAGCGCCCGATAGCTAGCGTACAACACGTCTACGACGGCCGACTTGGACGTACCACGACTGCAGACATATACCGTCGTTGGTGCGCCGAGGTGCGCAGCATAGAGCATGAGCCGCTGATGCGGAGGAATGAAGATCCCCGTCAAGGATCGCAAGGCGATATCCGGCCAGTGACGCCACCGCATAAGCGGCTTGTACAGACGATCGGCCTCGATCGCCTGCTCTGCCGTTTGCGGCGTCCTCAGTGTGTCCGCCAAGGACCTCGTCCAGGGTCTAATCGTGAGCAATCGCGTCGTCCTCTACCGGCTCTTGTACCTGCGTATCGTCGATCGGTACTTCCTTAAGGAATCCCTTCTTTGCCAACCACGACTCAATTTCGTCGATCTGGAGCCCAGCATAATTCCTGGTGCCACATTTCGCACACTCACAGGTCCGACACCGGGTCGCACCAAACAGCCCGACGTCGTCGAGCTGATAACCGCCCATGTTTGACCGCGGGCTCGGCGTGTGGTACATCTGAAACAGGACCAGCAGCTCCTCGGCAAGCCAGCGCTCACGGAGCTCAATCGCATTGGTCTCCTCCAGGCGCCGTACCGCCTCCCCGATAGTCCCGCCTTCCTTCTCCTTCTGCTGCTTAGCCAGCTGGTCCGGGTGGATGTTCAGCGCCTTTTCCAGCTCAACGATCTGCTTCGTCAGCTGCTGGATCTGAAACTCCTCGGTCTTACCCTTCTGGTCCTTGGCCTGCCGGAAGCGGATGCGGTCAAGAAGCAGCGTGAGATCCAGGAGCATGTCCAGCTTAGACTCCGACGCGACGGAGCGAAGCTGCGGGAAGTCCTTGAGGTAGGCGTCCTTCAGCCGCTCACGTCGCTCGAGCTCGGCGGAGGTGAAGAACACCAGCGGGTCGTCACCATACGTTGCTTCCCCCGCCACCTTCTTCCGATATTCATCCGGAAGATTCTTGTCTGTGGCCTGCGCCTCCTTCTTGGCTTTAGCTACTTCCTTTTCACGAGTCTTCCTGGCTCTCCGCTTCTCATCGGCCGTGACAAGGGGCGCCATCGCATCTAGGTCAAACCGACACGCAGAACGTACACGGGCCGTGAGCGTTGAAGTCGCCATGGCAAACCACGGCGATTTGCCATCCGAAGGCAGCACACCCTTCAAACAACAATCCAAATAGTACTTGGCCGCTGCAACCGGCTCCTTCGTATTGCGCGTCTGGGCAAACCAATCGGCGATTTTTTCGATCGCCTCCTGATATCGTTCCGGCGCAATGTCCGAACCGACCTCATAGATCAAAGGCTCCCGCAGCGTTTTGCCGCCACGTGGCATTACTCCTCCTCCTCTTCGAGATTCCGCTTGAAGTGCTTTGACACATCGTTGCGACTGCTTTGGAGCGATACCGGCGGCATAACCAGGTCAAAATCGCCAGCGACGTCGCGGACCAACTGCTCCCCCCGCTCGAGTCTGGCGTCGAGAGATTCAGTGTTGTAGATCCGCTCGCGCCGTAAATAGTCAATCATTCGGAACTTGAGCGCTTGGCGAATGTAAGCATCCGGATTGTCCTTGGCCCGACCAGGATTACAGTTCCAGAGGGCAATCAGCCCCTCCTGGTACAGATCCTCGGCCAAGGTGTCGTTTGTCTGGGCCAACTTCCAAGATATGGCACGAATTACCAGATCGTACTTTGGCAGGAAGTAGGTTTCGAACTCCTCATTGGTCATACCAGCTCCCTCGGACAACAGTTAAGCCCGATACTAGGTCGTACTTTTGTGATTTCAGACGAAAATCGGGGGCTGGGGAGCTGTTTTCGTCGATTCTACGCGTTATTTGACTGATTCTGAGAGTCTTCGAATGGCGGCGGTGCGGATATATCGTATGGCAGCCTCGGACAGCGGCTTTCCCCGCATCTTTTGTCCTACATACCAGCCAATCGCGGCATAGGTCGGCGGCCACGAAGCATTTGGCCACGGCCAATCCGGCGGATGTCGAAGCCCAAAGACCAATTCGACGACCAGGCGATGTTCGTCGGACAACGTGATCAACAGCTGCTCGACCGCAATGCGGTTGATTAGATCGTCTTCCATCAGGCCGCCTCATCTACAGTGTCGGCCTGACGTTCACGCATCAGATGCCAGGCCCAATTCAGCGCAATCGCATCGGCTTCATCATCCTGCGTAATCTTCTTGGTTGTATCGTTCGCCTTGAACTTCAGATTCAGTCCAAACTGCTGGTTGACCATCAACAGAACGATCTTCTTGTTGGCCTCATGGTCGGTTCCCTTCTTCGCCCCAATCGCCCGCTTAACCAGATGGGCCGCGACAGCCTCGTCCTTGTCAAACTCCCGCCCATAATGCTCGAAGTGGGCCGATTCGATGATGCCTACATATCGTGACAGAATGCCATAGGTGTTCTTCATCCGGCCCTGATACGGCGCCTCATAGATTACGACATGCGGCGCCCATTCCTGGAGCATGCCCAGCAACCACGCGCGGAAGTTCATCAAACGCTCGCCGTGACCTGTTCCCGTCTGGCGATAACACCCGTGTACCAGCAGGGCACCATTATCGAAAATGGACCAGCCGCACGCACGAGAGCTAGAGTCAAGGGCGAGCACGCGAGTCACGCCGCCTACCGGCGCGACGGGCTGCGCCTTTCGCCGAGCGGGACCACGCGTCCGGTGCTTCGTTGGTCTGGGGGTGCGCTGCTTTCGCGAACGACCGAGCTTAGCGCGCGGCACGATCTACTCCGACAGGGAGCATCTTTCGGAGCAGAGACACCTTCTCCGACGTGGTGACGGCCAAGACGCTGGGCTTACGCCCTAAATGGCCTGCCAGATACAAATGGGCATCAACCTGCCATTGAAGCGTGTCCGCGTAGCCAGGATCGTTATAGATGACACCGTTAAACAAACTCAGCGGGCACATATCGATATTCGTCTCTGATTCGTGCGCGCGCTGTTCGGAGGTCATGTTGTTGGCTACGTGGCGCTGCGGCGCGTCCACCCGATAGACCAGGCCGCCGTGATCGCGAATAAACCGGATCTCATTGATAAAACGGACATCGGTGATTACGAACTTGTCGAAGCCCCACGACTCTTCAATGCGGCGAATCCGCGCAAACAGGGCGCGCGCCCACACGTCTTCTCCATGAACGTGTCTGCCGCGCTCCGTGCCTTCCTGCTGAAGCCACGTCCTGATCGCAACCGGCTTGGGTCCAAGGAACACCTCCTCGTAACTCGCCACTCCGGTTGCGATCGCTCGAATCTTGATGTCTTCGGCTAGGCTGACATCCAAGTAGCCGAGTGGCCTCAAATAGCGATCTGCGATGGTGTTCTTGCCGACCCCAGCACGTCCGGCAAGAGCCACCACCTTCATGACAGCGTGAGAATTCGAGAAGACGGCAGGGCCTCGTGCCCCTGGCGAACCAGCGTTTCGAGCCGCAACTGGAGATTCTGGAGACTATCCTCGGCCCCCTGCCGGGTCTCTGGCGGCAGTGCGCCCATGGCGAGCTCTAGGTCCAGCTGGGTCCGCAGCTGAAGCTGCTCCGACCGGACCTGCTGAAAGTGCTGCAGTCGAGCGATGTGGGCCTGGACATACTCCACCGCGGCGTCCACATCCGCACACCCGGTACGCTCAAGAAACAGACGCTCCAGACTCTGAAACCGGCTAGTCAGCGTGGCCAGACTCTCCTCAACTTTGGCGCGGGTGTCCGCATCCGTGTCCGAATCCACGGATGCAATGAGGACCTGGGCCTGGGCAACCCCCTGTTGCGTCTGCTCATACAGCGATGCAATAGCTTTCAACTCTTCAACCTTGAAAATCAGCTGCTGTAACTTCATGAAGTAGCTCTCTTGTGGGGGCGTGTACGTGGAAACGATGCCCAAACGCCTGGCGAGATTTCGAGGAGACGGAGATCCGCCTCTCCACGGTGAATGTTTTCGTGACATGAAAAACACACGGTGATCAAGTTGGCCGGTTCATGCGTGCCGCCCTGACTCCGGTACTGTATGTGATGAAGTTGGAGGCGGTTCTCGCCCCCAACTCCACACAGTTGGCATTGGTCGTTGTCTCGATCAAGAACGGCACGTCGGACGTGCTGTGAAATACGCGTGGGATCTTCACGAGCCCTATGGCTCGCCAAATCCTCAATCACTTCGTACGACGCTGCGCTTTGGTGGTCTTCTTCGCTGGAGCCTTACGAGCAGGCGTTTTCGCAGGCGCCTTCTTCGCTGCGGTCTTCTTCGCTGGAGTCTTCTTCGCTGAGAGCTTCGCTGCCGGGGCAACTGAGGCCATGGCGGTCACCGACTCGTCCGGATTGGGACTATCCGAGATTGCACCCCCGCCAATCCCACTTGCGGGAAACAGTCCCGACGACGGCGTCGCGGTCTCCGAGAGGTAGTGCTTCACCGCAAACGCGAACGCCGCGACCAGGGCGAGAAACATGAGTAGAGTAGCCATCAGTCGTCCTCTGAGAATTTGTTGTGCCGCAACTTGCGACGGTTGTGACTCTTTATAGAAGGAGGCGCCGACTGGCGGTTCTCCTCCTCTTCGAAATGGGCATCACACTCCAGACACCGAAACAGCGGGAACGCCGTACCCAGGAGCTGAAGATCCTGACTGCCACAATAGGGACATTCGATATCGTCCCTAGTACTGATACGCACGCCGCCTCTCATCCTTGAAGAATGCCAGCGCGGTTTTGAGATTGTCGCTCACCCGCTCATTCGTCTTGTTCCAGGTGTGCCCAGCGTCAATGAGCTCCTGCAGCTTATCAATCCGGTCCTCCAGCTTATCCCGCTTGGACCGAAGCTCGGACACAGAGTCGGCATATCCCTGATCCTCAAACCGCCTCTGCAGGGCCCCGGATATCGTCTTATTGCTTTTGGCCTCGGTCGGCGTCAGCGGATCGGCGACCATAACCGCTCGCTCCAACGTCTCCAAATCCCGCTCGATATTCCGCAGTTCGATATTTAAGCGCATCCGGTCCTGCATCGCATCCGTAATGGCCTGAGTAATCTGAAGTGCGGAATTTGCCAGCTTAATCAGGTCGTTCGTGGCGCTGACAGGGTTCCAATAGGCGAAATCGTTAGCGTCCGGGTCGATGTCATGATCGTACTCCGGATTAACCCGAACCTTCAAGTCATCAGCCAGTGATTTCTTCATATGGACTCTGTAGTGGTTGACGGCGAGGCGGCCGATCTTACACAACAAAGCCGTATTGCGTCCCGCAATCGTTGCAATACAGCTCGCCGTCTTCGTAGCGATCGGAATCCAGCAAGACGACATTCGTGCTTAAACACGCCATGCATACCGGTACGTCTTGCGGGACCCGGTGCAGTGCGCTCACTACCGGTGGACGGTTGGTCTGTTCACGAATCATGAATCGTGACCATTGGCCATCTTCAGACCGCTGCCACAGCATCGTGGTAGCGACAACCGGGCGTTTTGGATCAAACCGACTCACGCCGCCATTTCCTTGGTCCAATACGGCACTACACCCTCAGAACCCTCTGGAAACTCTGCCGCAACCGGCACATCGGGGCAGTAGAAGCGTCCTGCCTGTTCCATAAGCTCTCTCATCAACGGCGCGAACTCCTGGGCGATGGAATCATGTACCTCACACACAATCTCGTCATGAACGAGATTCACCACGAAGGCCTTGTCCTGCCAGCCGCGATCGTCAATCAGTCGTTGAATTAAACACGCCGCGGCTTTCGTCATAGTCGCGGATCCGCCTTGAATCGGGGCGTTGGATCCTTCGGTATAGGTGTTTTTAGAGTCGGGCGGGAAGAATCTGATCCGACCGCAGGGCGCTCGGACGTAGGTCACCATGTCCCCAGCGACCTCATCCCAGATTTTCGGCGCGTGTGGATTATTGGGATCCGCACGCTGAGAGCAGAGGTCCTGGTACTCCAAGACCTTCTCGTGGACCTCAAAGAACCGGCGATGTAGCCCCTGGGCATATTCGAAGCTGGGGGCCTCAACCTGACCGGTCATGATGGCATCGGCCAGTCCTAGGGTTAGCTGATCGCGGAGCTTTCTGGCACCGGACCGATAGGCCATCGCCAGCACGACGGCCTTGAAAATCTTCCGCTCGAGCTTGCCTTCCGGCGTGTGCTTGTCTGGCCTGTGGCCCAGCATTGCCTCGGCGACTGACAGATACAGGTCGTCATTCCGTTCATAGGTTCCGATATACACCGGATCCTTCGACACCTGGGCCAGAAGCCGAGGCTCCTGCTGCGAGTAGTCTGCAATAACAAAGGAATACTCGTCGGCAGGGATGAAACAATGCCGGTACCGAGCGTCTCCGGGAACGTTCTGCAGGTTGGGAGTAGTGCTCAAACGCCCGGTATTCGTTACCGCCTGATGCACTTCGGTATGTACACGGCCAGTATCCGTTCGGACGTTCTTCAGCAGCCAGTCATTACCAAAGGTGTCACAGCGAATATCGTACTTGGAATACTCCATCAACAAATCAACAATATCCGAAGGCAGCTGCCCACGGCACTTCCGGAGCGTCAAGGTGTTTTTGTCCGATTCGGTTAGCAGGCAATACTGATACTCGGATACCACCCAGTCCGGAATGTCACGAACGTCGACCGATCGCCCGCGCTCCTCCTGCTGCTGCCGCCAGTCACGACCGAATAGCTGCTTGAGCTCGTTGAGCCGGTCCACAGACGTCACTACCTCGTAACTCCATTGACGACCCTCACAGATCTTCTTGATCGCCCACTTGACCTGTTCCGAACTGGAGTAGTTCAGCGGCTTGTTAAGCTTCGGGTAGATTGGTCTCTGCTTGAACGTATCGGTGTCGAACAGGTCTGGCTGCATGGTGTACTGCCGAACCAGATCGTCCAGGGCCGCCTGTGCCTCAGCCCGCTTGGCCAGCGCCTCCTGCCACAGGGCTCGCCACTGGGACCGATCCACCCGCATCCCGTGGTGCTCAAGCTCACCTAGAACCGGGATCAGCTCCATCTCGACCTTAATGATGCCCCGCAGCCCACGTTCCTCGATCAAAGTGCGTTGCTTCTTCGCAATGACGAACGGGTAAATGACGTCGCTCGCGGCATACACGATCTGGCGCAACGTATGCTGTCCAACGGGAGTCTTGAAGAACCCGGTTCGGAGGGACTCTTCCTTGTCGATTTCCACCTTGGAGTACCGCTCCATGAGGGCAGCCATGGAGCACAACTTGTAGGCACTACGATCCTCGTTCTTTCCGCGAGCCTCCCCCTTCGGCGATAGCAGACCAGCGCGGATGATCATCTCGGCAATCTGCGTGTCGGCGAGATTACGGCATCGGACGTCGTACTGTGCGCGGAGAAACCGGTATTCAAACCGGACGTTCTGACCCAGCTTGGTCACCTGGCGATTCTCGAGTACGTCGAATACCGGCCGCAGCTGTTCTTTGGAGAACGCACGGACGTCTATCACCACGGCGTTGGGAAACCGGGGGTCGGCCACCTCCATATTGCCAAGCTGCAGGGTGGCGATCTTCGAGTCGAACGGGTTCAGACCAGACGTCTCAAGGTCCAGGCCGACCATATTGAGTGTCGCAAGCCACTCCACAACCAGGGGCAATTCCTGCGGCTGTGTCACATACCAATATCGTACGAGCTTACTGGTGTCTTCACTCAGTGGCAGGTCGATGGTGAATTGCAGCGGACGACCGTCCTGCGGCATATCCAAAACCTGGAGCTTATGCCCGTACCGGATTAGCTCTTCACGCTGCAGGCGCAACGGCTCAGTCAACGAAAGCATTGGGATCGAGTGAGAAGATATCTTTGGCGACCGTCTGCTCGGTCATACTTGGAGCGGGAACAAATTTCGAAACTGTTTGATGCAGTAAGAGCTCGACGGCGACACCCGCTTCACCCTCACGCTGCTTGACGATCGTGATCTTCCGCTTGGAAATGGCACCTGGCGTACGTTCACCGGTCAGAATCATGGCTACGTCGGCGTCGGCCTCGATGCGACCGGTGCCCTTAAACCAGTTGATCTGCGGCTCGTCGTCCGCCTCAACCTTCCGCTGCAGTTGTGAAAACACCACGACAGGCTGCCTCAGAACCTTGGCCATGTACTTAAACTCCATGGACAACCGCGACAACTTCTCGTATTCCGACTGGTGCCCGTTCACATCGATGGAGCCGAACTGCAGGTAATCCATAAACACGACCATCGGTTTGCCGATGGACAACTTCTCCCGCAGAATGGTGTCTTCGAGCAGGTTGAAAATGAGATCCGGTTGGCTAGCGGAGTAATGCAGGTAAATCGGCAGCTGATATAGTCGTTCAGCCGCCAGCGTGACCTCACGCTCCTCTTCGCTGTTGAGCGGATAGGGGCTGCCGTTCCAAAGACGCTCGCCCCGTATGGCCCGTGAATCCACACCAGACATGCGGGCCAACATGCGCTCCTCAAGCCCTTCCTGGCCGGTCTCGGCGCTGAATCCCAACACCGGAATGCCTCGCTCGGCCATGGACACCATGGCATCAACCATGAGCGCCGTCTTTCCAATGCTTGGAAGAGCGCCTACGATCGTGAGCTCCTTCGGGCGAAGGCGTGTATACTGATCAAGACCGGCCGTGCCCCACGTCGCACCTGTCGGAACCTCCCCTCGATTGCGACGCCGCATACGGTCCAAGGAACGCTTAAAATCCGACCGAAGCATTGGTTCGGTGGTTTCCTTGACCAGCGTGGCTATCGGCGCATCACCGACGTGGTACGGCGCCCCGCCCTTGCATCCCTTACAGGCCAGATGCGGGAAATGCTCGCGGATGTAGCGGCAACCCACCGGCGGATGACGAAGTGCCTGAGTGTACTTGGCGTCCGTCTCTGACTCGGAGTATCCCTTATAGTCGCGGCTGATCAGATGGGCCGCCTCACGACCGTTGGCGAAGCAGGTCAGCTGCTGAATAGCGGCGTACCACTGCGGCTCCGGTAGCCGTTCGCGGTTCTCGAACGCATGGGCCATAAACTGGCACCCATAGTCCGAGATCAGCTTTAGGACCCCATTTAGGGGTTTTTCCGGCCGTCCGCCTGGATGAGTCTCTCCATAGGGGGCAGGCTCATACATCTCGGTCCTGACACTCGGGACAGGCGCAGCTTCCACAGGAGCATTATCCGCCAGCTCCTGAATGACGTATCTGTTGTTGTACCGGACAATCTTGACAAACTCCGCAGGACCAACCGGATCCAGCGTGGTGGTATTCAAGAACACACTGGCGCCGCCGGGCACTCCAGGACCCAATTGACTCGACCAACCAGCCGGTGCCTCCGCACCGAAGAACGGCAGCGCAATCAGGTTGCCGTAGGGTCTAGACTCGCTGACCGTGGTCTGGACCGGGTACAGGCGATCGAAGCTGCTGGCGTCAACCAGAAGCGGCTTTAGGGCTTTTCGAACGTCAGCCGCAGGGACCGGAGATTCGAAAAAGCCCCAGACATGGCAACCTTCACCGGATCGGGACTTCTCCAAGTAGACTTGAAGTCCGGCCTCCTGGAATACCTCGAGCTGGTTCAGCGCCTGGTTTAGGACGGAGGTAGCATCGTCCTCTGCGTCGAAATCCAACGCGAACCAGCAGACCGTGGAATCGGCGAGAAGCTGGTACTGACCAAGCAGGATGCGCCCTGCCAGGTGATCCTGCAGCAGATCGTCCGTAAGTGGTTCTTTTACAAGGGCATATCCGACTTTTCCAGGCTGTCCATCCTTGACAAACGCCTTGGCGTAGACGTCGCCGCGACCACGAAATAGTCGCGTTGTTGCTTCCAGAAGGGTGTTCACAGGGCGATCAGGTGGTGAGGGTCCTGCCTGATTGACGACTTACGCGAACTCCTTACATTCGCCCCACAACCACCGGATAAACCCCTAGAATAGTAGGAAGAACGACGCCTGCAGATCCCCATACCGGACTACGACAACTGGCTGGCTAATCCCAACCTGCCCTGAGAGCCCCTCCGGATAAACAGTCCACGTCCCAGGGATAACCATGGTGTCCCCGAACGCAGCATCCGGAATCAAACCGTCCGGAAGTACAAGAACAGAGCCCGGTTGAATTTCCGTGTTTCCAAAATCAGAAGCCGAAGGCAACCCATCGAGGTCAAGCACCAACGCCAACGCAGACAGCGCCGGATCTCCGACCGCGGAAGAACTCGGAATTCCCGCAGGATAGAGTACAAGCAACGCCACCCGACTACCAAAGTAGCCGGGTGGAAAATACCGCTCAGCAAAGAACCCCCGCGGAAACAGGCTAGCCATGCCTACGTTGCGTCAAATAGAATAGCCGTTCGATTACCGTTAGCATCTACCGTTGCAACAATGCGGTTCTTGTCATCCGCAACACTTCGGAAGGTAATCGTCGTGCCTTCCGCGCCGGACACCTTACCGACTAGGGCAGACAGAATCAGCCGCATCGCTCCTGTCAGATCCAAGCCCGAATCCACAGCTTTGGAATGCACCGCGTCTGCAATTTCGGACGGTGACGCCTGATTTACCGCGTAGGACAAGTTGGACACCGTCGACGTAACCCCGCCACCTGGCAGAATCAGAAACGGACTCTGCCCCTCCTGGTCATTATAAAGTGTCCCCGTGACAGACACCTCGTGGTCAACAACCACCCGCCAGCCATTCATCAAAAAATAGATATCTCCGGCAAGCAAGCCCCCGCCCACCGGATCCCCACCAATGACGCGAACCGCGGGTAAGAACTTGGCGTTGTCACGAACCTGAACCCATTCCTTCCAGGCCGAGTAGATATCGCGACGCACATCAATATTCGTCTCCAACGGATTAACGATGATCTGACGATTAAGGCCATCAAACGTACACCGCTGCTCACCCCACACCCCAGCACTAGGAGTGTAGGGTCCCCAGAACTCATGAAAGGCGTAGTTCTGGATCAGCGTCGTCACTGCGCAATCTCCTTCCACGCAGTCTTAATCACGAGGTGCACCGGATTGGTACCGAAGTACTTCTTACAGATGATCGACCACAAGAAGCGAGAGCCAAACATGCCCCGAATGGTGCCACCACTGGTGTACGTGCCGAAGCCGGTCGTATTCAGCGGCGTCGTCATCGCCGCGTTCGTATACAACTCGGCGGTGGTGAGACCCGTGATCTTCATGTAGTAGGTCTGCCCGTTCACCTCGGTCATGCCACCAACACCCGCGAACGTTACGGCCGTCCCATCCCGTAGCATATGCGGCATATCGACGGTCAGCACTGCCGAGGACGCGTTGGTGATACCGGCGACCACACATTGCCGCGTACCACCGTTCTCCGCGTAATTCTTAATCGAAGCTTGGAGGTTATTTGCCAGCGATGTAAGATCCTGCGCCGAATGCCCATTCGCCAGCGTCTTGACCGTAGGCCGACCGCCACCGTAGAACGTCGCATCCGTGTCCATAGACACAGTCGGCGAATCGGTTGCCTGCCAGTTGAGCCCGGCCACAATCGGCTCCGCAATAACCTCGACCTCCACCAAAGCGGGCGCTCCCGTGACCGTATCAAACGCCAACACCTCGAGCTGGTTCGGAAAGTACAGCGTCCGATTGGTGCGCCCGTTGTCAAGCAGCTCCACCGGTGCCAGGGTTCCAATATACTCGTAGCTGTTATTTGCAGTGATAGTGTAATTCATACTCTGCAACCCAGAGCGCCCAGATCGCAGCGGATCAAGGGCTGTCTCCGTCCAAACGGAGGAACAGAAGACCCGCATTTCACTGCTACTTCCAGTCGACGCGAAGTTCCGCTGGGCAAAGCAAATGGGCAGCGAGCCGGTTGCACAGAAAGGATACGGCGCGGTATTTCCATGGTGATACTCATGACAGACCACGCGCTGCCCCTCGTGGTACACACCGAACCGAACGCGTCCCGCCCCCAGCCACTGCATGTCGATCCAGTACAGATTGTCCTTCGTCACATCAATCAACATCTGCGACGGTCCCGTCCCGTCGATACGATCCCTGTTCCAGTCTTCCTGCCAGATGTAGGTGTCCACCACCGACCCAGTCACATCGGACTTGATGACGAAGCCCAGCTTCACCTGCCCCGGATTCGCCGGGTCCTCCCGATGGACGAAGTGGACCCCGTTCTGAAAGTCGAACATGCCCCAGGAACGGCCGAGTCCCACTTTTCCGCTATCGCCCAACGCCAAGGTCGCCATAAAGAGCTGGCTCGACCCCGGCGTATAATGGTGGTACGTATTCGACGTATGCGCGACGATGTCACCGCTCACGGTCGTCGAGCTAAGCAGCGCCGCCCGCTTGTTCTGGTCCCAAGCGAGCGTCGCCCCGCCTACCAGGCGAGTACTGAAGGCATCGGGCATGGTACCGTTGGCAAAGACGTACTCGCCGAGGATGGTACCCTGACTGACACGGAGCTTGCCAAACGCATCCAGCTGCGGCTGCCCTTCCGCGAAGGTGATCTGGGCCGACCCAAACTTGTCGACCCACATCCCATATTCCGGATTATCGTAGCTCGTGATATGATTCGTGTTGACCCAGACGTCCCGCACTTCCAACGTTGGGTGGACCTGGGCAATGGTTACCCCATCGAGGGTGATATTCTCACCCGGCTGCGGCGTCAGATTGTTGAACGTCGCACTCCGCGAGTAATGGACCTCAATATACCCGGTAGTGCTGGTTAGCTCGTACACCCCGTGCACGTGCATCGAGAACCCGGAGGTTCCCAGATGCACGCGGGAGCCCAAGGCAAACGTTCCAGTCCGATTTGTATACGGAACCGACGCCGTGTGCTTTAGATTGATGCGCGGTCCGGTGGATGCTGGAGGAATCCGCGTGAAGTTACGTTCGCCTGGCATGAACTAGGCTCCTTACACGGGGTTGCTGTAGTTACGTTCCTGCGCAGGCGCGAGAAGAATAGACTGTCCTGCCGTACGCGTGATCACATGATCAACGGAAGCAAATTGACCGCCGGAGAGGCCGATCCCGATGACCTTGACAGTCACGTTTCCTGCCGGAGACACCGTACGACCACCCTGCGTGTTTGAGTCGTAGTTGAACGTCCAGTTGATGGGCGAGCCGGTATACGTGCCACTGATCGGGCTGCCATCCTTGTCGTTGACCAGCAGGGCGTTGGCCGTGCCGTAATTGCTGCTGTTCGGCGTCGTCGTGAAGAACATGCGGTAGATGAAATCGCCGCTCCCGGCAAACGAGCCAAAGTTGATCGTTCCAGCCGACACGAACGGATAGCGCCGAACCACCGCGTTAAAGTCATAGAAATCAACGGCATTCAGGAAGTTGGCGCTCAGACCGCTAATGAACACGCCATTCGAGCCGACGAGTGTGTCACCAACGAACTGCAGAAGGGCGTCCGCCGTCTTACCCGTAACACTGCCAGCACCCGAATCGATGTCGCTATTCTGACGCAGCAGATACTGGATCTTCTCATAGATCTGCTGAGTCGTAGCAGCGCCACTACCATCGGTAATCACATACCGGTATGGCTCATCATTGGAGTCACCATCAACATCGAACAGCTGATCCGTGCCAAAATACTCCACAGAAATGGTGCTGTGAATCGACCCAACCGTTCCACCTGAGGTATACGAACCAGGATCTGACGCGATATTGATCGTGAAGGTGTCGGTGTCAACTGCCGTCACAACACCACCAACATTATACCCCGAGGGCGTCACACCCGTAATCGTGGCATACTGACCCGTAGAGAAGCCGTGCGCCGCCGTCGTATTGATCGTAGCGACACCGCTGGACCAGGAAGCCGAGGTCACCGCGACATTCTTGGTGATGAACGCGTCGCTGGAGCTAATCTTGAGGTCCGTGGCGTTCGACAGCGGGAACCGGTAAGTAATATACGTGAGCGTCGAGGCACCGATCGCGGTGTTGTTCGAGCTGGCGTATAGCTTCCCCTGCTCACGGCAGAACAGCTTGAAGCTATCCCCATCCGTAAAGTTGAAGTTGCCATTGGACGAATCGCCGAAAATCTGTACGGCCTCGTTTACCGGACCGGGATAGGCAAAGTTCGTCGCCGCACCCGTACCAAACTGGTAATAGGGCTGGTCCACGGCGCCAAGCGATCCAAGGGACACGACGCCAAGATACTGCCGCTCAACGGCACCTGCCGCCGATCGCTCAGCCCAACCGGCCGTACGAATCAGCTTACGGGTTGCATCATTCGCAGGCTTCCAGCCATTGATGAACTCGAACGATTCCGGCGTAATCGCTTCCATGGGGAACGGAAACTTGATGTACGTCGTATTAGACTTCCACTCCTCCTTCAGCCACGAATACAGCGTCTGGCCGGTAACCCCACCAGTCGCCCCCTCGTCAGCGACAACGCCGCTTGCATTGGTCGAGGCGTTATATGGGCGAATTTCGATGGTCTTTGCTGTGGTATTGACAACAACGTCAGTACCGTCGACCAACTGATCCGGATCAGAAATGATAGGCATGGCGCTACTCCTTGACTAACGTCATTTGGTAATTGGTGCTGATGACGACCAGTTCGGTACCGTCGGGGTTGCTAAAGGTCTTTTCGACGGCGACCACATCTCCGTCTGCGAACGTGATAATCTGACCGGGCTCCGCGCTCAGCAGCACCTCCCCGAGATGCTGATTGTCGGTGGTCTGGGTGATCCTATACATACGCACACATACCCGTTCGAGAGGTTAATTTGGCGGGTTGAGATACACCCGATCCAATACCTGCTGAATCGGAAGCTCCCGGTTAGACGCGGAATACGTAAGTGGCAGAACAATGTCTTTGTAGCCAACCGCGAAGATCACGATGTAGCCGTCCTGACCAGATACCGACTGACTAAACTCAAAGCTTGTACTGCTGGACTCAACGCCAGCAATCTCGGTAGCCGTAGCAGGATCAGTACCTACATACGCGCGCACCTCGGATCCGGCCTTAAGTCCCGTGAGCGTCACGAGGGCAGACGCGTTGACGGTAACAGTAGCACCTGCCGTACGATATGTCGGAATGGTGCCCCCAGTAACGTTGATAACCACCGCTCCACTCGTAGCCGTGACATACACCGTCTCGTTTCCAGTAGAGCCGTTGCTAGCCGCGTACCCCGTAAACGTCAGATTACTGAAGGTATAGGTACCTGCCGACGGGATGATCATCGCGTGCCCGGTACCACCGCTCGTGAAAGAACAGCTTGAGATAACGTTTGGATTGCTTGCCGTAACCGTCGTATTGCTGAACGTGCAGTTCGAAATTGTCGCGCCGTTTTGCGTCATCGTGGCGCAGTCGGTAAACGCCATGTTCGAGAACGTCGTCACCGGCTGCAGGGTCACCGTGGCACCGACCACGGAGGTACCGGCGAATGACCACGTGGCGGAGGCGGAGGCGGTGCCCCCGATGCGCCAGTAATACGGCGACGGGGACGTGAACACACAGTTCACAAACTTGCAGGTATCGCCCGCCTTGGCATCGAACTCAATTCCCAGGTGGCTCGCGTCGACGTGAAAGTCGAAGTAGTCAACACCGTCAGTGCGTTGCGGCCACTGGAAAGTACGAAGTCCCACATTGATATGGACTGGATCGCCACCGCCGATCGCGAGGCGCGTCCATACTGTCGCGGCAGCACCATTGCGGACGATAACCGGAATGTCACCGGAGCCGCGATTGACCGCGAAGACCAGGTCCGTGAACCCCAAAGGGACCGACGCCGTCCCCCCAGCCAGGACCGTTTCATTCAGCGCCCAGAGCTCCGACCACTCAAGAGCAGACGCGCCATAGTAGCCATTACCGCCGACGAACAAGCGATTGACCGCGTTCGTCGCGAGCGTGCCCGTAGCATCCCACGTGGTGGTCTGCGTTTGACCCACCTGAATCGCAAAGTTCTGACGATTTGCCGGATCCGTCGATTCCGTGAACTGACCACCAAGAAGCCAGGCCTTATGGTTGTTAGAGGCATCGGCAAAGCGCAGGTAGATGCCCCCGTTGGACGGCTTCCCCATGTCGAGGTAGTCGCGAGGGACCTGGGGGCGCCACGTCCCGAAGACCACTCCGGAACCGAAGGTAAGGTCGCGAGCGGTCGCGAACGTCAGCTGCGTCGCCGAGATACCCGTCTTACTGTTGGTGGTTGTGTGACGCATCGCGGCGCGGAACGGGTTGTAGCCCGAGTCGGCGGCGGCCGCACCCGTCACACCCGACACCGTCTTGCCTGCGAGCGTCAACAACTGCGTCGCGTTGCCGTTCTGCCAGGTGCCCTGATCTGCATTCGGCTCAAAGGCCATCGCGGCGATAACCTGCGCTGGGATCGTCGCTCGGTCCACGTACGGGTCGATCTCTTCGTTCGTCCCGCTATCCCGCACGGCCAGAAGCACCGACCGCGAGTCGTCCTGCGCAGCGGCCCAGTACCCAGGGTGGGTCAGGGCCGCCGCCGTGCGCTGGAAGGTGTACGAAAGCCCCAACGAGTTCGCACCCGCGTCGCCGCCGAACAGTGTCACCCAGCCAGGCAACGAGGAGGGCCCGATGCCGCTGTCAGTGGAGAGCATGCCCAGAACGAGGCAGTTGTTGTGCAACGGCGTGATCGTGCCGCCACTCAGTGGCAACGTCCCATCGTCCGCCGCCGCCGACGCGGTGGCGCTAATCGCGTCCGTTATCGTGGTGCCAAAGACGTTCTTGACCGAGACCACCACGGAGACCGAGGTCTCTGAGGTGTAGCTCAGCGTGACGGCCTCCGCACTACTGACGGCCTTCTTCCCGAAGACCGTGGCGTTCGCGCCTGCACTGTTAACGCTGGCCAGCTGCGTCCAACCCGTGGGCAACGTCGGACCACCGGCTGCGGTATCTTTGTTGAAAAAGATCAGCAGCAGGTCTCCGGTCTGATGCGCTGGCATCTCTAACACCGACGATGCCACCGCCACAGACTCTACGGTGATCGCATAATCTCGGATCTTGGGCACGGATTACAGAGCAAAAATCTTGTTGGGTCCGTTATCGAACCGCACTTCAGCCGCACCGCCGTTCGCCAAAAACGGTAACCCGGCAACATCATCCAAATACGCGATCAATGGAGAGGTCGCTGGTGACCCGGTATCCAGATACAACACCAAGGCCTCGACGGTTGTACCGGCGGGAAGAACGGCAGGAAATATCACATCGTCGGCGTCAAAGACACCGTTGGTCACACTTTTATTGACCAAAACCTGCGGAGAACTTACAACGGCAGATTGAACCGCCGAGTAGTGTCCGTGTGTGGCGCTGTAGGTATATGCCGCAGAATCAACCAGAGCGATCTTGACCGCTCCGGTCAGCAAGTTGGCTCCTCCCTGCAGGAGAAGCTCCTTGAACTCCGGGTACAACGTATTGGCCATGGTCAGTACCCCACCATCAGCGCAACAACATCATAGGTGTTGCTGGCCGAGCGATATAGAATTCCAATGCGGTCCAGCTTGTCAGGGGCAGTACTAAGCTGAATCGACGGAATGATGAGGGAATACCGCAGGTTTGCTGGCCAAGTCACGGCGTGCCCTCCCGTGGATCCCTGGGTCAACTCAAGAATCAGCCGCTGGTCATTTGTTGCCCCAGTAAAAGCGAACGTCGTAGGACCCTGAAGAGTGACCCGTACGACGTCGACCGTTGCCCAATCCACCGTCATGGTACTCGTCCACGGCAAGACGCTGCTCCGTAGCGGGCCCAGGCCGCCAGGAGGGCCCGGTACACCCACAGTCACCACCTGGACAATCGGCTCCTCTACCAGGACCGTCTGCCGTACCGTCTGACCATCGTCAATTAGGAGCCGCTCGAGATCGTCCCCGGTCGTTACAAGGATCCCGTCAGCACCCTGTTCCGAGATTGTCAGCTGCTGGAGTTCCGGACTGGTCAGAGCCAAGTTCGCGGCAAGCTCCGGCGTCGCGTCAATGACGACCGTCTGCGTAGTCACCGCAGTATTGACCTTAGTCACCGAGTCACCTCCGGCTTCACGGTGAAGCTGCCCTCGATCAGACGGGTCACCACTCCACTACCAGAAACGAGCTCGAGATCATACACACACGGCTTGGTAGGCAGCGCCGCAGTCTGCTCGGCGGTCAGGGTCATCACAATTTTGCCCGTGGTTGGGTATAGAACAACCCGACCATTCGCCGTTGTCAGCTCAATGACCGTAGTTGCCGACTTGATCGTCTGACGGACGTGCATCCGCGCCGAGTACCCGGTCAAATTCACGGGTTGCTCGGTCGCATCCGTCCAGGTCAGCTCCCGGATGAACGTCGCGCCCTGCTCACACACGATATCGTAACGCCCAGCGGCCATGACGGACCCTCCAATTGCGGCAATAGCCAGGCACTGGTGGCACTAGCCACGACAGGGCCTGGCTACAATAAGTCGCTGTAACGCTGGGAAATACGAAGCCCGAATCAGATCACGGCTGCGGTACCGGCGGAGGCCCTGACACCGCGAACTCATAGAAGAACTTGATGTCCGCCGCCGGTATGCCCGTCTTGATCGCCAAAGCCTGACGAAGATCCTCGTTCGTCCACGCGGGGTTATCGCTCAAGTCGACCTGTTCACTCACGATGATCGGGTTATCGACCAGATGCACCCCGAAATACGCCGTGGCGGGGGTTAGACACCGACACTCGATCATCCCGGTTTGATAGCTGATCGTGGCCGAAAATACCTGCAACGCAGGAAAGCTTCCTGGCATACCGACTCCTTTTCTATGGACTAATACACTTCAATCTTAACCCGTCCCGCGCCTCCCTGCCCTCCATTCCAATATTGATCTCCATTCGTACCGGTACCACCCCCAGAACCACCAGCCCCAGGCGCACCACCCGTTCCAGCAACTGTGTAGTTACCTATCCCACCCGACGCACTGAATCCTTGAAAGACAGTGCGATCTGCGCCGTTGCCGCCCAAAAACTGAATTGACTTATAAGAGTAACTTGGATTGATGGTCACAGGTACCATACTACCCGCGCCTCCATTAGAGAAGCTTGTAGTACCAGGCCACAAACGAGGGCCTGAAATAGCCTTTCCGGTCGCGGTTGTACCTACACTAGGACGGGTTTCCGTATACTGACACCCTTCATATAACACTTCCGTATTTGTATACCAACCCGAAGGCCAACCCCCCGACGCACTTATATATACTGAATAGTCATTGTATGCCTGTTGAAGCTCCTCGTTCCACAGCTCTTCTAAAATGTAGACCTGCGATGTACCACCAATATATCCGTTTGGCGGTACAGAATTAACCGAACCGCCAGAGCCCCCAGCGCCAACAATAATCGTCAAGGGACCGGCGTTATGCAAACCGCTTGCCTGATAGTCGCCGACAGCCGCTACTCCCGCACCTGCACCGTACGCGGGCTGTATCCAGCCAACATTATAAAAATTTCCATCACACGACTCGTTGTAGTCGTAGTAATACGATCCTGCGCCACCACCGCCGCCACCAATAACAAATATACGTAGCAAAGTCGCTCCCGCTGGTACCGTATACGAATATGTCCCTGGCGTACTCCACGTCTGCGTGGCCAGCAACGGAGGCGTTGCGGAGTGGTTGTACCCACGCCACTCGCTCATGGCGTGCGGCGCGGATACGTTCGGTCGAATCGTCGAGTTCGTATTAATGTTTGTGTAATTTCCAACACTAGCGCTCATGAGACTAATCGACGCCGAGGCCGAACGACCAAGCTCGGTGTTGATTTGGCTCATGGACAACGAACCAGACGACGGGAGTGCCATAGGTCAGCCCTTAGTTGGTCGCAGGTGCCGGTTCAGGAGCCGTAGGCTCAGGAGCCACGGGCTCAGGGGCCCACGGCAGCGGCTTTGGCGTCAGGGCGAGCTTCTCGAGCTCCTTCGCCACCACGTAGGCGACATGCGCCCGCACGTTGTCCAGCGAGGAATCCGCCTCAACCCATGACACAAGCTGCGCCTCCGTCAGATCCGCAAAGTCCGTGAAATCGTCCGGATCCGCCGCGTCGAACTTGACCGTAGCCGGAAGCTCAAACGTCGCAGTGCCGTCCACACCCTTCACGACGACATCGAGTTCCTTGACCACGTCCGCGAGATCGTCCTGGGTACCAACCCGAGCCCCGGTTACCGTGTAGCTGAATGTAATCGCCATACGTCCTCCCCTACTGGTTGAGTAGCGCAGCAACCTGCGCCTTGAGTGTGTCAATCTGCTCTTGCTGTTCCTTGATCGCCTCGATGAGCAGAGGCACAAGACGATCGTACTTCACGGTCAAGTAGTTCTCCCCAGACTTGCTGGAGATCTCGCCAGTCTCCGGATCCGTATGGAAGTCCACCGGGGCCAAGGTGACCGCTTCCGGCAACACCGCCTGGACCTCCTGCGCCGAGAGACCCACCTGCTGCTTGTCGTTCTGATACCCCAGCGACTTGGCCAGGGCGTTCTCCACGTACAGGAACCCGCTCAGCTGCTTGACCTTGGCAACCGGCGACGCGATCGCACCAACCCGCGTCTTGAGCCGCTCGTCCGAGTAGTACGCGGTGATGTCTCCAGTGGCTGCGATCTGGTTCGCAACGTAGAACGCCTTCGCGTTGTATACTCGAACCCAGGTGCCGTCCTCCATGTAGACACCACCGCCCCACTGGTTACTATACCAACCCGTGTTGCCAGTTGATCGGAACCAATCGCTGGCGTTCCAGGACGCGGCATATACGTAATCGTTGGACGGGTTGAGGTAGACCTCTGCCGTGCCGTAGACCGAGTTGCCAGAGCCCCACAGCATCTGGTAGTTGGCGTTGGAGTTGTTGCTATAGTTGATGGTGACCTGGCTAGCCGTCGTAGCACTAGACGCCGTCGTAGCGCTAGTCGCCGTCGCGGCGTTACCGGTAATGTTGATGCCCCACGTACCAGAGGCTCCAGAGCCGGTCAGCGACGGTGCGTAGCTGGTGTAATTGCTGGTCGTGATAGCGCCGATGGCCGATGCGACCGCTTGCGGCGTGTAACTCCGAATGTAGTAATCGCTGGAGTTGAACCCTGCAAAGTACGCCAGCCCAGAAGCGTTTCGTTCCGCCCCACCACCACTGGTGTAGAAGTAATTGTTCGCGATATATCCATTACTGTCGCGCTGAACGATCGTGTTCGCGCCACTCGACGCATTCTGCGTATACCCGTTCAGCGACCCAGCGGAACCTGTAACGTTAATACTCCACGTACCAGAGGCCCCAGATCCAGTCAGGCTCGGGCTGTACGAGGTGTAATTACCAGAGTGCAGAACTGTTCGCCACGCGGTAAATGTTGCCCCGGAAGTATGCCACCCGCGGAACCACAAATTGTCATTTTGGTAACCACCATAGATCTGCAAACCGGTATCGATACCGCGGGCAACGATCAACTGCCCATAACTACCGCCTGGCGAATTGGTCGGTGTAGCTTCGGCGTTGAAGAATCCAGTGGACAGGATAGAATTGAAATCCGTAGTAAACCGAGTGCCTTCTTGTGACGACGGCAGCGTCGGCTTGCTAGTCACATTGGACCAGGCGACAGAGCCTGCACTGCCCGTCACATTGATCGACCAAGTCCCAGAGGCGCCGCTGCCAGTCAGCGATGGGCTGTAAGACGTGTAGTTTCCAGCGTGCAGGACCTGATTGCTGTCTTGCTTGAGTGCGCCAACTGACACGTTTACGTCGCTGCCAGTAAACACCAGCGTGGCGCTTCCGCCGCGAATGTTCAACGGCTGATAGGTGCTGGTGCTCCGGTTGTACGAGAGGACGTATCCCGAAGCACCGGAAAAGCCGACTTCTAGCGCCGAGCCCGTATTGCCCGCGCCGTCCGTGTACCAGCCGCTGAATCGCCCCTGCCCAGACGAGGCGATGTCGGCGCTGAAGGACCGCTGCGAGGTCGTGGCGGCATTCCCCGTGATATTGATGCCCCACGTGCCAGACGCACCTGAGCCAGTCAGCGTCGGACTATATGACGTGTAGTTACCGGCGTGCAGAACTTGATTGCCGCTCTGCTGCAAGGCCACCTTGCTATTGACGGCGCTGCTGCTCAACTCCAGCCAGTTGTTATTATAAGCGGGCCCTATCCAGAGAATAGACAGCGCGTCCGCACCACCGTTAGCTCCAAACCCACCGCGGTTCGTGCCTGACGAACCAAGGAAGTACAGACCAGTCGCCCAGCCGCCAGTGTCGCCCTTTATGGAGATCAGGCCGTTGGCCGTATCAACAACAATTGGTCGCGCACCTGTAAAGGTGTCTCCGGCCTTGTTTACCGGGGTATACCCAAGGGCGGTCGTCACCATGCCAGACGTGATGCCCGTGATATACCCGCTGGGATTCGTGCTGTTGTATGGGGTGTACCCGAGCGCAGTCGTGACCTGGCCAGAGGTAATGCTGGAGACAGTCGCAGCATTACCCGTAATGCTGATGCCCCACGTCCCAGAAGCTCCGGAGCCGGTCAGACTTGGGCTGTAGGACGTATAGTTGCTGCTATCAAGTACAGTCCGCCACGCGGTCCACGAGCCAGTCCCGCCGACATTACTAGGATTGCCGGACCGCGTGTAGAGCGTGCCTGTAGAGTAGCTGCCATAGATCTGGGTGATCGTATCCGAGCCGCCATAGATGACAAGCAGCTGCCCATAGTCCGACGGACGATTCGCTTCCGTGTTCTGAACGCGGTAGAACCCCGAGGTGGTCAGGGTGTTGAGATCAACACCACCAGTGGAGCCGCGAGCGATGTTCGACACCGTCCCCGCATTCCCCGTGATGTTGATGCCCCAGTTGCCAGATGCGCCGGAACCCGTCAGCGACGGTGCATAGCTATTGTAGTTCGAGCTATCCAGCTGCGTACGCCAGGCAGACCAGCTGGAATTGTACGCACGCGTGAACGTCTGGCCGGAAGACAGATGTGTCGCAAGCTGACCAACGACATTGCTCTCGTTACCGTACGTAACAATGGCATAATGCTCATTAGTCGGATTGTTTGCATTCGGATCAAACCGATACGCGCTGCTGACAAAGTTAGTATTGGGATTTGTCTGGCTGCTCGATGAGCGCAACATAAACCCAGTATATCCGGAAGTGATATATCCGCTGGGATTCGTGCTGTTATACGGCGTATACCCGAGGGCCGTCGTGACCTGGCTCGAGGTGATACTAGAGACCGTGGCCGCGTTGCCAGTGATACTGATACCCCAGGTCCCAGATGCTCCAGAGCCAGTCAGGGACGGAGCATAAGAGGTGTAGTTCCCGGCATACAGGACCTGACTGCCTCCCTGCTGCAGCGCTCCTCTGACGATGTTGACATTGCCGCCGTGATCAATGCTGACCGCCGTCTTAGCACCCGTGGCGAACGAGTCGGTCGTTGCCAGGTACATCTTGGTGCCATAAGTGCCGGACGACTGGACGTAGATTCCCGCCTGCGCGTCTCCAGTGTTATTGAAGGTCCAGGTAATTGCCTGCACCTGGTCATTCGTGTTGTTGCCGTTGAACCGCAGGTTATAACTAGCCGTACCTGGGGTCGTCGTGTTCATCGTTGAGACGCCGTTCAACGAAAGAATACCGCTAAACGCACCGGTAGTGGCGTTGACCGTACCGCCCGACTGGTTAGTAGCCGTGGTCGCCGTTGATGCTGACCCCGCGCTGCCGGTGATATTGATCCCCCACGTACCGGAAGCACCGGAACCAGTCAGCGACGGAGCATAGCTGTTGTAGTTGTTGGAATGGAGCACGCGACTCCACGTCCCAATCGACCGCTCGCGAATGTAGAGGTTCGCGGAGCCTTCGGCGGCCCCCACCAGGTCAAACCCACGAGACGACGTATCACCAGCACCCATGATGAACCGGTACGACATGACACTACTCATTCCGGTCGGCAGATTCGACGAACCTGACGGATTCGCGAAGATTACGTCATACAGCGCCGGATACGAGTTGAAGTCATGCGTAACATACGGCTTGCCATTCTGAGCAATCGTCGATGAGAGGGCGTAGCTGGTGTAGTTCCCTGCGTGAAGAACCGTATTTCCATCAACCGTCGTGCCCGTAGCGAACACGCCCACGCCAGCGACCGTAATGCCGCCGACCGTAGCGCCACTACGCTGAACATCAAACGCGTACAGCGCCGTACTCTTGTTCGTTGTATCAACGATAAAGTTGGAGCCATCAACATTCGCATTGTTATTCGAGACGAACACATGCGAGCTGACGAACTTGCCCGTTCGCTCCACCCGAAGCACCTCGGCACCACCAAGCAACCCTTGGAAGAGATAGTGCCCGGCACTCGTGTCTTGCTGGTTAATGCGAAGAATCGGCGTACCTTGAGTGCTAGCAGACAGATACGCCCAGGCGGAGGTAGTGGCATTCGCCTGTACGGCATCGGTGATGCCAAACCCGCTCAGCGTCGTGGGCTTACTCGTAATGCCAGACCAGGCGACGTTCGTCGCAGTCGCCGCATTGCCGGTGATGCTAATCCCCCACGTACCGGAGGCTCCGGAACCCGTCAGGCTCGGGCTGTACGACGTGTAGTTCCCGGCGTGAAGAACCTGATTGCCGCCCTGCTGCAGGGTTGTCAGAATGTTGACGGTGCCGGAGGTGTCAATTACCATGCGCTCGGTTGCGGATCCGTTAGTGTAGAAGCGCAACCCGAAACCAGTCTCCGCGATCAGCGACATATCGGAACTAGAGTCGCCTTCCCACGCGCCACTGAGCCCAACGAAACCAGCCGTGGTGCCATTGTTTACAAACCCAACGACGGCTTTGCCGGTGTTCGTATTGTTGATGCGAATTGCCGCATCTGAGCCAACAATGTCAAGTTTGTAGTTTGCTGTCGGACTCGCCGTCCCCACGCCCACGCGGTTGTTCACCGCGTCCACGTACAGCGTGTTCGTGTCGACCGTCAGGTTCCCGCTGATGACGGCGCTATTAGTGCTAATGCCAGTTGTCGTGAACGTGGTTGCCGATCCAGCACCACCGCTCACCACTCGAATCCCAGTGCCGTCGATACCGAACCCGAAGTTCGTGTATCCAGCAAACGTGATGCTCGGGTCCGTCGCAGATCCAGCCGCTGCGGTGATATCGCCGCTCACCGTCAGGCTGCTCAACGTCCCGACGCTGGTGACGTTTGGCTGCGCGGCGGTCGAGAGCGTGCCCGCTAGTCCCGTCGCCGACAACACACCGGTTGACGGATTGAACGTCAGCTTCGTGGAGGCGACGTTAATCGACGTCGTGGTGCCGCTCGTGACGTCATCAAACAAGAGGTACCGCGTCGCGTTGGTCGTCGTGTCGTCGGACACCGCCACCGAGGCACCGGCCGAGCCAGTCGAAGCCGAGGTGATACGACCCTTCGCATCCACGGTAAACGTGGCGTTACTATACGTTCCGGCAGTAACCCCGCTGTTCGACAACGTCGCAGTAATGGCCGTCGTCCCGCTGCCAGTCACATCGCCAGACAGCGTAATGGTCTGGTTCCCGCCAGGCGACCAGGAGAGCACACCGGAGCCGTTGGTCGTGAGCACCCGACCCGAAGCCCCATCCGCGGCAGGCCACGTATAGGCCACGCCGTTCAGCGTGGTGATACCTGTGACAGAAAGCGTCGAGAGGATGCCAACCGAGGTCAGGCTCGAGCTGACCACATTGGAGGCGAGGGCCGTTCCGGAGAGCGTACTGGCAGGTGCAACCACCGCCTGAGTCGTCACCGCAGTGACCAAGCCCTTGGCATTGACCGTGACCACGGGAACCGTCGACGCCCCGCCGAACGACCCGACGTTGCTATTGACCGTCGCCAGCGTCAGTGCCAGGCTGGTGCTGCCGGACCCGGTCGCATCCCCCGTAACGCTGATCGTCTGGTTCCCGGTCAGATACGTCGCCGTATCCAGGGCCCAGGTGTCCGCCGCGGTCTTCTTGAGGAACCCAGACGTTCCCGCCAGGGCGGCAATTGCCGCCAGATCCGCATCATAGGCCTGGACGTTCGTCCCAATGGCAAGGCCGAGGTTCGTGCGCGCGGCCGCCGCATTGGTCGCCCCAGTACCGCCGTTGGCAATCGCCACCGTGCCGGTCACATTGGCCGCGTTGCCGCTGATGTTGCCGGAGACCTTACTACCAGCAAGTGACGTGATCCAGCTCGGATCTGCGTAGCTCCCGCCCACCGTGACGACGGCGTTTCCGTTCTGCGTCAGGCTTCCGGTCACCGCCAAACTGCCAGGAATGGCCACTGCGCCCGCATTCGAGATCGTCAGGCGATCGGTAAACGGAACGGTCGTGCCTGCAACGCCAACCGGTGCCGTCTTAAAGGCCAAGCCGCCATTGGCAAAGTCCAGCTGGACCGCAAAATCGGCACGATCATACGTATACGAACTACCGGTGGTCGTCGTACGATACCCTTCACCGATCGTCCCGTAGCCAAGATCACTACGACCCAGGGTGATGTAGTGAAGAATCGAGTACGTCGACGGTGCGGTATGGCCGATCCACCGACCCCCGCTGTAACTCGACACTACCTGGCCGTTGAGATTCGAGGTGCCTGAGACCGTGACACTGCTCAGCGTCCCGAGCGACGTAAGGCTCGAGTTCACCACCGTGCTGTTAAGCGTCGTCCCGGACAACGTTCCGGCAGGAGCCACCACCTGCACCGTCGTGACCCCAGTCACGAGACCCTTAGCGTTCGTCGTAACCACCGGGACATTCGAGGCATCGCCGAACGTCCCGACGTTGCTATTGACCGTCGCCAGCGTCAACGCCAGCGCCGTGGTGCCAGACCCAGACACGTCACCGGTGACGGTAATAGACTGATTGCCCGTCAGGTACGCGTTGGTATCCAACGACCAGGTGTTCGCCGCGGTCTTTTTGAGGAATCCCGTCGTTCCCGTCAGCGCGGCGATGGCCGCAAGATCCGGATCATACGCCTGCACATCGCTTCCGATGGCCACGCCCAGGTTCGTGCGGGCCGTCGCCGCATCCCCCGCTCCGGTACCACCACGTGCGAGCGCCAGCGTACCAGAGGAAATGTTCGAGGCGTTGGTGGTGTCCGTCGTGGCCGAGGCAACAAGCCCAGACACCGCGCCTGAGGCAATCGCGATCGGCGTCGAGGCCGCCGCCGTCAGCTGACCCTGCGCGTTGACCGTGAACGTCGCCACACTCGAGGCGGAGCCATAGCTCGCCCCAGTGACTCCCGTATTGGTAATGCTGAACGTGTTGCCCGTCTTGGTGAGCCCGGTCCCAGCGAACAGCTGATTGCTGCTGAAGAGCTGCGAGAACACCAACGGGGTGGTGCCCAGCGTGATCGGGGCATCCGTCGACAAGAACCAGCCCGTGTCCGCCAGCGTCGCGCCGGACTCCACGAACAGGAAGATGCCAGGCGTGACCGCTCCTGAGCTATCCGCATCCGCCGCACGTACCCAGGTGCCGTTGGCACCCGTTCCGACGGACTGCACGACGTAAATGCCGTTCTGCGCTCCATTCGCCTGCGCGCGCACCAGCACGCGATCATTTGCCGCCAGGGTCACTCCGTCCACACTACTCGGAGCTCCGCCAGCAAGGCTGACGTCGCCGGTGGTTGCCACCCGCGCGGAGGCCTTGAAGTCCAGGTTGCCCAGGGCCAGCAGATCGACGTAGCCCTTATTGACAACGTCGGTATCGGCCACGGGGTTGGCGACATTGGTCAGCCGCTGCCCATTGAAGGATACCGGGCTCGTCGGCACCGCCATCTGATCCAGCCGATTCGTGCGAACCTGCGTGTCAAAGTCCGAGATCTTGGCCGAGGTGAGCACCGGAATATCCGTTGCCGCCAGCGTCGTCGCCGCGGTGACCTGGCCCTTGGTGTTGACGGTCAGCTTGGTATAGGTCCCAGCCGTCAGCCCCGCCTGGTTTGGCAAGGTGAGGGTAATGGCCGTCGTACCAGAACCCGACACATCTCCCGTAACGTTGATCGTCTGGTTTCCGGTGAGGCGCGCATTGACCTGTCCCTGCAGCTTCTGAACGGCCTGCAGAATAGAATCGGTCGCAGCCACCGAAGTGTTCGTGCCAACGGCATAGCCCGTCAGGAGCTTTCCGGTGACCGTCGCGTCCGCAATCGCCACCGTGATCGCCGTCGCACCGCTCCCAGAAGCATCACCAGACAGTGTAACCGTCTGATTGCCCGTCAACCGGGCATTGACCTGGCCCTGGAGTTTCTGCAGCGCGACCAGAATCGAGTCCGTCGCCGTAAGCGCGGAATTCGCGCCGACGACATATCCGGTCAGCAGCTTGCCCGTCACCGTCGCATCGGCCAACGACGTCGTGATCGTTGTGGCGCCGCTACCCGTGATATCCCCGCTCAGGGTGATTGACTGGTTGCCGGTCAGGTATGTGTTCGTATCGAGCGCCCAGGTCGACGCGCCCGTCCGCTTCAGGAATCCTGTTCCGGTAATCGCGGCAATGGCGTCCAGGTCGGCATCGTGGGCTTGGACATTCGTACCAATCACGAGGCCCAGGTTGGTGCGTGCATCGGCAGCCGTCGCGGCGCCCGTTCCGCCCCGCGCCAGCGCCAGTGTCCCCGAGCTGATCTGATCCGCATTCAGCGCCGTCAGCGTCGAGCCGTCCGTGCTGTTGACCCAACTCGTCCCGTTGTATCGAATAAACTGACCCGCGGCGGTCCCCGCAAAGGCGATGTCGGTCAGATTCGTCAGCGCCAGCGACGGCGTCGCCGCCCACGACAGCCCGCCGCTGCCGTTGGTCTTGAGGTATAGGTTCGCAGACTGCGTTGCCGGGAACGTGTAGGTAATGCCGCCCACCGTGAGCGTCCCGCCCAGGGTGGTCGCACCCGTCACGGAGAGCGTTGCCAGCGACCCAAGATTGGCCGCGGTGTACCCCGCGATCTGAGAAACCGTCAGCTTACGAGAAGAATTCCCTTGAGTCGTCTCGAGCTGATCCGTTCCAGAAATCGTCGAGGCACTCGGAAGATCTATAATACGAGCGTTGGCCATGTCTACCCGTCCTGACCCGATGCGGGCGTAATCGGTTGCGCCGTTACCCTGGCTCTTGTAAGTCGAAGATTTACACGGGAATGCGCAGCGAAATCACGGTCGTTCAACGAGGGCTCCCCCGTTGATCACGGACCACCAGCGCTCCCCGTTGACGGGCGAGACCCACCATTCCAAAAACCGATCCTTTGGCATCCATTTCTCGGTCTTCCCAGACGACGGATCGGGATCGAAATAGCAGACCCGCTCCCGATCGACGTCCAGTATTACAATCGCGT